AAATATCACCCCCCAAAAGGGTGATATCACTACGCCGCTTTTTTGATGTCGCACACGATCGTGAGCACACCGAAAACAAACAACACACGATCGTGTGTGATTTTTTCGGCTCTGCCATAGGTGGCACACCTTGCCGTTTTGCTGCCTTGGGTCCTACCCACCGTTTTGTGCGGTTTTAGGCCATCTGCCGTTGATTACACTGTTTTTCTCCTAGGTAATATAAGAGAAGTATAAAAGGGTCCTATTGGGCAAATATGATCCTTTTGGAAAATAGGATCATATTTGTGTTTTCATATGCAGCCCTTCGACGAAAACTGTGCCAGAGCCTAAAATGCACCCCATGGCCTCCTGGTGTGCCGTACATTCGATATTCGTGACTGTGCCAAGGTGTGGCAGGGGTGTGGCAACCCGTTTAAACGTGTCTTAGGCCTACCTACGTGGCATCCCGCTTTTCTAAGATGGCGTAATGTGGCAGTAGCTGCTATTTCTGGCGGAATGATGCACCCCAACCCAAAAAACCCGCGCAACATCACCGACAAAAAGTTAGCAATGCTCAAGAAATCGCTGGAGACGTTCGGCGACCTCGGGGGAATCGTTGTAAACGAAAGCAGCCAACAGATCGTAGGTGGTCATCAACGCGTCAAGGCTCTGCTCGGTGGGGATGGCAGTATCCCAGAAGGCGCTGTGCGTATCACCAAGCGATTTTCAGAGCCGACCCGTACCGGGACCATAGCCGAAGGTCATATCGTCGCTGTAGGGGCGCACATGGCCTCAGAGCGCTATCCGTACCGGGTAGTCCGCTGGGATGAGTCGCGGGAGCGCGCGGCGAACCTGTCAGCCAACAAGGGCGCTGGCGAATTCGATCTTGACGCAGTGGCGGACTGGCTCGGCGACCTAGAAACGGCGGACATCGATCTTGACTTGACCATGTTCGATGTCGATGACCGCGACGCGTTGTTGTTGGGGGAAGTGCCGCCATCGCTCGCCCCCGTGATAGCTCCTTCGGTTAACCCCGATGTCGATAGGCTGCAGGCGCTGGGTGAACTTGGTGAGGAGGAGATCCCAGAATCCGCGCCGCGTGTCTGCGAGCTCGGGGACGTGTGGCAGCTCGGCAAGCATCGGCTAGTTTGCGGCGACGCGACAGATCCGGCGGTCGTAGAAAGTTTGATGGCTGGTAAGAAAGCAGATCTGGTTTTTACATCACCCCCCTACGCACAACAGCGCGATTACAAAAACAAGATCATGAATTGGGACGCGCTCATGCAAGGCGTGTTCGGAAACTTACCAGCGCACGAGAAAACTCAAGTCCTAGTTAATCTAGGCCTGGTGCACCGTGATGGCGAATGGCAGCCATATTGGGATGGGTGGGTTGAATGGATGCGTGGTCAGGGATGGAAACGCAAGGGGTGGTATGTTTGGGATAAAGGCTACGCCGTCCCCACAGCGCAGCACTCGAGAATGCAGCCGGCACATGAATGGGTGTTCCATTTCTGTAAAACGGAAATCGTTGTGCAAAAAACCGCAGTGTGTAGAAGAGCAGGAGAAAAAAACTCAAAAACGAGCAGGCGAAATGCAAAAGGAGAAGTAACAGCGAGCAACTGCGCGGGCCTTGCGGTACAGGACAATAAAATCCCGGATAGTGTATTCCGTATCACTCCCGAGCAAGCGCGGGGCCTCCATAGCGCTGGGCATCCGGCCGTGTTCCCGACAAAATTGCCAGCGGAGGTTTTAGCAGCGTTCACTGATGCGGATGCTATTCTTTACGAGCCCTTCGCTGGTAGCGGCACAAGCATCATCGCCGCCGAGATGATGGGCCGCACATGCTACGCGGCGGAGATCGCGCTAGAGTACTGCGACATCGTGTTAGCGCGGTGGAAAAAGAACGGCGGCGACGAACCTGTTTTGGCACCGAGCCCAGCACCGAAGAGAAAAGTTCATGGGTAAAGTTAACCACCCCGCGTGGAAAAAAGGCGAGTCGGGAAATCCTAAAGGGTCGAGCAAACGAAAAAAAGAACTCGGCAAACTAACGCGCATGACGCACGAGCAGATCGCGGACATCGGTACGACGCTGCTTAGCGGCAACATCGAACAGTTGAAGACGATTATGAAAGCGCCCGAGTCAACGGCGCTCCAATCATGGACGGCCGCTCTCGTGTTGCAGAGCATAAAAAAAGGCGACTCGGGGATTTATCGTGCAGTGCTCGATCGTATCGCAGGAAAAATCCCAGAGACGATCCATCACAAGGAATTGGCCCCGGAAACCGAAACGGATATACGTGCGGAAATCGCACAGGCGCGGGCTGACTTGAAGCGCCTCAAGGGTTAACGACCATGCTCGCGAGCAAGGCCCTAGAAAGCATCGCACACCAGGTGGCTGACCTAGAAATGGAGGTGGCTCGCCTGACAAAAGCTTGTGCTGCGGCCGAGGCGCGTGCAGCCGATGCGACACGCTCGGGCACCGTGGCGATAAAGCCCGCGGTGGTTTCGTTGAAGGGCAGTGGGCGCGAATGGCAAAAGGACCAGGGCTGGGATGGCTTAACGGGGAGTGTCGAACGCCTGCCCACGCTTGAAGACAAGGTGCGCAAGTATCTCGGTTTGGCACCGTTCGACAACGCGGGGAACATCGCACGCAACTGCAACGTGTATTTGAAGCAACTCGATCGTGAGTATGGCGCGGGCGCGGTGGATGCGGCGATCAAGATTTTGCGGAAAGTTTAGACGCTAGGTTTTTTATCTGCTCGAACCTTTCTTGATCGCGGAAATGTTCGTTTAGCAGCTCTTGAATGCAACCCTTGTACGCCTCTTCAACGGTGGGGTAGACCGTTTCGCTCCATTGTGGCTTCCACTGGTCTTTCCCTACTTCGCTAGATAGCCTAAAAAAGCACGGGTCGCTGCGTTGCTCCATGGCTGTAACACCAGGCAAATTTATCCAGTAACCTTGGCGTTCCTTCATGACTTGAGCCAACGCGCGGCGGGCGCGATATCCTGTCCAAAAAACGCATGCCCAATTGGGATGCCCAGCAAAAAAGGCCAGAGCGGGAGCATGGGCGGCACGATGCTGAACACGTCCACGAGCACGAGTAGCACTGCGGCGACCGCCAGCGTTATCAGCTCCCGCACACGGTCGGGCGGGACGCCGGGGCTGCCCCACGTGAGGTGTCCCACGAGCCCGCCCACGGCAAGCGCAAGCATCGGGTGAAAGTACATAAACGCGTACGATAGCGCACTGATGGTGGTGCCCGTGCCGCCTCTCGCGGCCGTGATGATGTCCCACACGATAAGGCTCACGATGGACACGAGGATGGCCAAAACGGTGTACAAACGAAAACGTGATGTAGTCATGGGCGATACCTTGCCATGTGCGTGTGCGGTAGGCTAGGAGCGAAGCGATGGAAACGAAAAACAGCGAGGAAAAACTTCGCAATCGAAAACGACACGAGCATGACGTAGAGGTTATTTTTAGGGCGACGTGTACCTATCTTGAAGGCTACGACGTGGCGATGATTTCCGTTGTCACAGCTTTGACGAACGTGTTGATGGTAGGGATGGAAGCAATACTTATAAACGACGGGCAAGATAATTTTAACAAAATCAAAGTTTACTTATTGCGTTACTTACAAGAGGGGTTTGAGGAAATCGATAAGCGGCAAGCCATGCGCAAGGGGGAAAACTGATGGACGTAGCAACCATTCACTTCGGGGGCCATGAATGGCATCCGAATCTCAACGCGTTTACTTACAGTTGCGCATTATGCGGGTGGTCTATCTCTGCGGCGGGGTTAGATAAGGATGTGCAGTTATGCCCTTCATCTAAAAGCTTTGCGGGAAGTTTTGCTGAACAGCCGCAACTTCAATCGAGCAGCATCCGCATGCGACCGGGGAGCACGTCGCGGGTGTGGAAGTACGGGTGGTCATTGCAGGGCTACACGGGGCTTGCATCCTTCGCTGTGCCCAATGGCGCTTGTCTGCTAGACGTTCAAGAACAAAACGGGGAGCTGGTATGGTGGTACTACGTGCAGGACACCGACAACACGCAGCGTTTCGGTAAAAAATTCGCGGTAGTTCTTACAGGGCAGCCGTTCGAAGAGCAGCTAGGACATGCGGTGGAGTATGTGAAGACGATCCAGCTTCAGAGTGTGCCGGGTATCGTGGTGCACGTGTTTCAACTCTTATAGTCATCCGGGAAAAGTTGCCGCCGCCAATTCTCGGCGAGTTCCCGTGTGGGCATGCACTCTCTGCACGCATGGTAGCCGGCAAGCCCGTGCCCTCTTCCGTGCCACATGGGGTTATCGGGGAATGGCTCAAACCCCATGCGTTGGCATTCGGCCTCGTATGCTGCCCACCCATTCGGATCGCTTTGCGCTTTTGATAGAGGCTCGCTTGTCGGGATAGCCCAGAGCCGTTCTAGGATGCACATGTTCCCACACACCACACACTGGCGATAGTTGAGCAGCGGGAAAACGGTTTTGATGGGGCATCTTTGCGCCCGCGACAAAGGTTTTCGTTTCATGTGCCCTGATCGTTGTACGGGATGACAACACCACCCTGACCTTCTTTTTTCTCGCACCCGAGGATTTCTAGGAGTTCATTCCACGTACGCTCGCGGCCCTCCCATGAGCGCGAAGCCCATTCTCGTACTTTTCTCAACTTGGTGGAGTCCGATATTCCGTATATTTGCGCGGCCTGCTCCCTCATTCGCGTGTCGGCCAAAATTCTCGTAATGATGCCCATCCCTTTTATCTTGTCCATATCGAGTACAGTGAGTGTAACCATGGTGTTTTCTAGCATCGGATCGGATTCGACGATAAGCATGTCAGACTTGCTCTGTGCAAGCGCCTTTTTATAACGGTAATCCCATGGGCCGTAGTTTCCGTGCTCTTGGGTCAGTTGTGCGACTTCTGCCACATCGTAGCGCGTGGGCTCTGTGATAACCATGTCTTTGTAGAAGGCTGTTTTAGGCATGATCATGAAAACCCTATCGCCCGCCATAAACTTGCCTTCATACACTTCATTTCCTAGTTCTATCCACGCGTGCGCATACGGTCGCCGCGCCCAGCAACAGAAGCCATGAACAAGCCTTATGTCCTTTGTGACACCTCTCACGACGTACTCGGCAAGCATGTCCATGGCATCATCGAAACACGTCCCTGTAGGGAGCAACGATTTCGGGTTTTCTATGCTTTGCTTGCGCAGCATTTCAGGGCCACCTGTCTTACTCATGGCCTTCCGCATTCGTCGCAAGGGCCAATTATCAGGCCTCTACATTTTGGGCAATCGGGGCTACCCCATGGCTGTACTACTTCGACAACTTCAAACCCCGTACTGCGTACGAGTTTGACGGGTTTGCCTTTAGCTCTTCCCACCGCAATCGCCATGGGTCGCAAGCTTTCGGCTCGGGCCATATCAGCTCCCACCATAGGCATCCAACCGGATGGTGTTTCAAAGGCTGGGATGCCTTCATCGTTTTCGTCTTTGTCGGCCATCACCCAGGCAAAAAGTTGCTCTATTTTTTGCATCACAAAACCTTCCACGCAGGTTGTCCGTAAAGAACGTCGACCGCCTGCGTTGTCATGTCGACCATATCGTCGTTTTGTCCCTTGGGAAAAGCCCCGAGCTCCGCGATATAGTCCCGAACCCATTCGTACAGGGACGGATGCGGAATGTAAATATTGTGCGCGTTGATGGCGGGAGATGCGGCCTCGGCGCGCTCTTCTTTGTCGCCCCGCGGCGTGTAGCTTTGAATGCCGGGAATTTCGTTTTGTAGGTGGTCCATGATCCCGGGGCCGTTCGCCTTGTCTTCTACCCATTTCTCGAATGCGTTGGGCCATGCTGTAGAGACATCACGCACCATGTCACATGCGCCGTCAAAGCCCACGCGGGCGCGCGCGAGATGAACCAGGAAAGCAGCCGATGGCATTTTCGGAGCGTTATGCAGCCATACCCCGCCCACGACGTACGATCCCCGCTTGGTTTTCTTAAAGGTCATGTCCCACGATTGAATAGCGCGGCGAAACTCTGCGGCCGCTGGGATAGCAACTTGCTCTATCTCGACGATTTCGCCGTCGTTGTTTGCCATCTTGATCGGGGGTGGCACCACGCCATCGAAGTACCAGAAGCGCAGGTTGAATAGCTTGAATGTGCCGCCGCCGATGACCACCGGGTTTTGCTGGTAGATGGATTCCCAAGCCTCTAGCGTAACGGATTCTTTAGTGGCCAGAGCCCATCCCTTGTCATAGCCCAGCTCGGGCCAGAGCGTATCCCCGACTTGGCGGGGGTCGTGGGTGGCTGTGGGGTCGATCTTCATGAGCGGGAAACGAAACTCCTCCCACTGATCTGCGTTGGGATTGTTTGCGGCCTCGATGATGCGCATGCCTGCGAAGTCATCCAAGCGCCAACGCGTCATGATGAGTAGGACGAACGTTTCCTTCTGAGTACGTGAGCGAATCGAGTAGACCCATTCGTTTTCGAGTGTCTGCTTTTGCGCCTCGGAGCTGGCCCCTTTGAAGTTTTTCACGGGATCATCGATCAGGATACCGCCGGTGGCGCGTTTGCCCGTGATACCGCCCATGATACCGGCCGAGCTCATACCCCCTTTGTGGCCAGCGATTTTGATTAGCTTGTTATTTTTCTCAGAAATGTAGATCGGGAAAATCTCGTGGTACTCATCCGTGTCGATGTAATTCTGAATGGCCTTGGTGTTGATGCCCGTGAGTTCGTCGGTATAGCTGGTGCTGATGTTCGATAGGTCGGGGTTGCGCCCGATGAACCAGGCCATGAACAATTGCGCCATGGTGGACTTGGCGTGTCCCGGTGGCATCGAAATGATGACGCGTTTTAGTTCGCCATCACCCACGCGCTGTAGCACTTTGATGAGATCAACGTGGAACCAGGGCAGCACCCACGTCGGATGCATGTGATGCACGAAAGCCTTGAACGATTTTTGGCATAGCCCGCGGTATTCAATTTTTACTAGCTTCAATTCAAGTTTCGCTATTCTTATCTCGGCCTCTTCGATGGGTGACAACACTGCGTATTCCCCCTTGTGCAACGGCTAATCCCGTGCGATAGCGATTCCTTCATATCTTTCTTTGAGGAGAAGTAAAATGGCAAGGCCTACTGCATACCTAGTGACGTACGAGTGCAAAGTAAAAAAAGATTGGGTCAAAGTGAAAGAGAGCGCACTAGACAAAGCGGGCGCGCAGGAAATTCTATCTGTGCTGTCTAACCAGGGCGAGATCCGCAAGGAGGCAATCATACCCCTTTACCGAAAGCAGGCCAGCGCAGCATGATGGATGTGTTTGTTGTGCTGCTAGGCACTCCCAGCAATCCGCTGATGTTGCTTGGGGCTTTCAGCTCGCGAGATTATGCGAGTATAGCTGTCAGTGCTTACATGGTCGATCCAGAGATCCCTCAATCGTCGGCTCGTGACCGTGATGGGTTTTCCATAGTTCGCATCCCCGTTGATCAAGGCATAAAAAAAGGGACAGCATGATTACAGAAGAGCAGCGCAAGCAACTCAACGAGTGGTTTCGTTGTTCAGCGAAGGATGGGCCCAAGGTAGAGGCTTTGAGTGCCGCAGCCCTGCACTTCGCGAAAGCCATCATGGAGAATGTCCCGGCGGGGATGGCTCAAGTAGAGGCCCTGGCCTCCGTGCAGTATGCGTGGGGGATTGCGACTCACCCGGACGATTTCTTGTCACAAGAAACTGGGTAAGAAGACGCGCGCGCAGCACCCGTTTAAACCCCACAACCGTGGTTGTTAGTTTTAACCACGCGCGCGTCAAAGAGAGGCTAGCACATGATGGCCATGAGTTACACCGATCTGTACAACGCTGTGCGTTTTTGGAGTTTCGTGGTGGGGCTAGTCGCGGTCGGGGCCTTTGCCCTGGTGGTTTTGATTTTCTTTGTCGCGGATAGGCTATCGAGGCGCTGCGGGGACAAGCCCGCCAAGCGGCGCACGAGCCGATGATGGTGGAAACGGAACGGCTAATCACCCACATTCTCTGGGCATTTGCTATCGTGGCGAACATTGCCGCCATGTCGGAGAATCTAGCGGCGAAACGATACTTCGCCGTTATCTGTACCGGTGGGGCTGCGGTGTTCCTCTTAGCGCTAGGGGATCATATCGATAACATGTTCCATCTAGTGCACCCCTACTAAGGGATCGCGTTGATAACCCAGAAGTCGCTCGACAGGTTTTGGTTCAACAGATACGCGTACGGGATCGTAAAGTACCCGCCCTGCCCCCAATCCGGCCCCCAACTGTTGCGCACCTTGAAGCGCTGTGTCGCGTTGTCGTAGCCCACGGCAACGACCGCATGGCCCCCGAGCAGGCGCTCGTGGTGGCGTGGCATGGGGACGATGCCAGAGTCGGCAACGGCTTGGGATTGGAAGCTTTGATAGATCGAGAATCCGAACAGCACCGCGTTGCCATTCGCCAGCGTCAACTGGATATCCTGCGTGGTTTGATTGACGCGCGCATAGTTCGAAATGCGGCCCTGCACGGCGGAGGTGTAGACGTTTTTCGGGGCTTCGATCCTGAACTTGGGGACATCGTAGGGCCACAGCGTTTCATTGGCGAATCCGTACACCCGCACGGCCTTCAGCCCCATGGTGATAGTCGAGCCGGAATCCTCATCCGTCGACGCGTAAGGATCGAGGTAGCGCGCGTTCCAATAAATGAAGAGCCTTGACGGCGTGGTCTGATCTACTTTCTTCTGTTTGATTTCGTCGAATTGTAGACCACCAGCCACCGCATGCGCGACGCACGATCCGAGGTCGCCTTGATCGTAGCACGGTGGCATGCCGTCACTGAGATCCACGTGGTCGATCTGGGTCAGCTTGTCATACTGGTGGGGGCTGAAACGTAGGTAAAGATCGCGTTGATCGGGAAGGGATGGTCGCCAACCGTACCGACGAACCGACGTGCTCTTGTTTGCTGTAGGCATGGCGGAGAATCTAGCGCGCGTGTGGGGGGGCTTGCAACTACCTCGGGCTCGGCGCTACACCATGGGCTCACACTGTTCGCACAACTCAAAAGGTAGAGACTTATGAACATTTTTTCGATCGTTAAAGCATCCGCCATGGCCCTCGACGCCGTTGTGGGAATTGTCGCAAGTGTTGTCCCGGCCGGTAAGTTTAAGGATGTCCTGACTAAAGCGGACGCTGTGCTCAAAGAGTTACTTGCGGCTATCCCGCTTGCCGAGTCAGAGCACGCGAATCTGAAGAACGTGCAATTGAGCCTCGATGGTGATGACGAAAAAGCCTAAAGAGGCGCTCACCCCCTGGGCGCACTAGGCCCCCTGTCCTACCGCGCACAGTAGGCAGGGGGTCTTTTTTTAGAGGGTGTCGCCTATAGAAGCCATGGATATAAGGCTTCCGTTAGCATCTTGAACGAATAGGAAGAGGGTATAGTCCGACATGCCAAACCATAGGTAGTTCCCATTGCTTAAGGGCAGCGGTGCAGGGCAATGGCCTGTCTCTTGAACCAAGCCGTTAGGATCGCGCACGGATAACTGCACCCACCCTAAAGTGTGGTTAGACGCTGTACCTTGGTTTGCCTCGATCCACGCTTCCAAATGCGCGTTGGCATCTGCGGGAAACCCGGTGTTTGCGTCGTTGCTTCGCCCGCTACTAAACCCAGCGTAATTATTGAACCAGCTCCCATCCGATACAACTCGGGCATCCGAGGGAACGGTGTTCGGATCCTGGGAGGTCCAGCCGTAACCGACATCGGTAAACTCGCGCGCACCACACCTTAAAATTGTGTTGGCGTCCGCCGTGGCAGCATCCGTGGTGGTGGAAGTGTCGCTAGAACTACCGCAAGCCGTGATGGCGAAAACAAGGCTGAGAATTACGTACCGCATACTTATTAGTGTACTGTACCGCGCAGGTTCGGCTAGGAAATCTCATCCTGGGCCTGAAGGCGTCGACGTGCAATTTCTTTCCACAAAACCATGGCATAATTGTGGGCAAGTTGCGCGTTGGCGGGAGCTGGGTTAGTACGAAAACCTGACCCTGTAATCAGTGTTTGCATGAAAGCTATGGAAGCCCTTTCAATGAAAGCGTCGTAATGCGTGTCAGGCCCTAGTAGCTTGTTTACCTCGCTGCAGTGCCAGCCCCCTTTTTCTTGAAGAATCTTGCGGGCCTCTTTTTTCAACTCGGATGATGCCTGGTAGTCAGTCATGGGTTCATCACCTCCCACATGCGTTTGGGTAATGTGCGCAAGTTGTAGTGGGTGCCTTTCTTGGTGGCTTTGTCCCACGCTCGACGCCAACGCACACACTCAGCTAAGTAAGCGGCCACCTTTAAGGTTTCTTTGGATGGCCCTATCGGGAAACTGAATGCCCCATACCCCCAATCGACAATACCTGCACGTGTTTCAAGAATTTCTTTTCTCATCACTACCTCTTCTCAAAAATGTCTATGAAGCGCGCCACGATATCGCCGTCGCGCTGTAGGCCACCGCGCTTGACGATGACTTCCACGCGGTTCCCGTGAATTTCTAGATCTGGTGTGCGCGGGAAGAGCGCCGGGTCGAGCAGCGCCAGGTGGTTGACCGTGGGGGTTTCCGTGCCGGTGAACACCGTGCGCGCCGCAGCCGGGGCAAAAACCAAACCACCTAGGCTATCATCCCGCACCGTCAAAAACCCGTCCCGGGTGGCTTGGTTCGCAGCGCTGTCCACGAGGTGGCACATGTCGGGCTCAAGTTCGCAGCGGTAGGTGACCGCCGGGGCCGGTGGTGGGAGCATGTGCGCGCACGCGCTAAGAGCGAGCAGAGGTAGAGCGATAGCTTTCATTTTGACTTTAACGATCCTTGTGTTGGAATTATTCCCGGTCATGTGCGCACGAAACCAACATCTTTGAAGGCGTTCGCGAACCGAGCGATGGCCGCGTCGTTATCTGTGCTGGGAGGGAGGTAGACCACCACCGGCGCGTGGGATGGGTTTTTGCTGGGCCCTTTGACGCTATCGAATCCGAAACGCTCGCGGGGCACCCAAAAAGGGAACGCTTGCGGGGGGGCCATGGGTAGGCATTGGCCAGTCTGCATAATCTCGATCGAGAATCCCACAAAGATGGCGTGGCGAAACTTCCCGACCGCCCATTCCCGCACGGTGCGTTTCCAGAAGAGCGCGGCCGATGACTCGCCGCCGATTTTGCCGCCAGGTGGGTTGATGAACACGGAATCTACCCGGGGCCATGTTCGTTCTAGAGCGTCTTTTTCCCAGTAGACGGTGGCGTTGACGCGCGATTCCCCGAATCCGTCGCTGGCCGGATCGAAGTCTATGGTGCCGCCTAGCACCTCGGTGGCTTTCTCTATCAGCCACACGGGCGTGTACCATAGCGAGGTTTGCGACAGATGCTTCGCATTCATGTCATCGTCCGGGGTTTTTTGACAAGCTTGACGCATAGTGTGAGGCCCTCTTTGACCGACGCCTATATCAGGCTGTTTTGCTGGTGTCACAGCCCTATGCGGTATAACTAGAGGCGTGGCACGATCGTGGTCCCCATGGAGTCGCGAGAAGTCTAGCAAAGCCCAGGAACTCGCTCGATTAGAGCGCGAGCTCCGCGGGCGCTGCGTGCCGCACTACGCCACGACCCCCTACTCTCGCCGCTACCAGGGAGCCCCCGACTTGCTTTTGCCTGCGTTGGGGGTTGCGCTATGGTGGTTTAGCGACCGGATCACTCGGCGGCAAGCCGCCGAACAGGCCCTTATTCGGGAGCGTGGGTGGCGCGTGTTGATACCGCAGACTTTCCAAGATGCATTACGGGAGATAGATCCTTGAGTGATAAATTTTCTGGCCTTTATGCGTACCCTGGCACAACCCCCCCGGCCCCTCCGCCGCCACCTCCCGACGCTGCGGTTATCGAAAGCATGCAAGCCGAAATCAAAAAGCTGCGGCAAGCCGTTGAGAAGTTGACTCAACTGCTCAAGGAAAAACTTTGATGCGCTCTTTAGCGGTGGCCGAGGTTATCGATTGGATGGATGACGCGTGGATGAAGAAATCCCGCGGTGGCCCTAAGCCGGCGGACGGTGGGGGCGTGTTCCCGCGTGCGCTAAGCACAGCCACCGTGCAGTACAACATGCGCCAAGTCCCGCAACGGGGTATGGCCGAGATGTTGAACGCCTACCGCAGCAACCCGTGGCTGCACACGTGCGTGGACATTATCGGTCGCAAGTTCGGAGAAGTCCCGTGGAAGTTGATGGCGCGGCCGAATAAAACGACAGGCAAACGCGTCCCGATCGGGAAGTACGCACGTTTTAAGGGTGACGCGCGGTTTCGGTCGTTGAAAAAAGCGCTCGATACCGGTGAGCTCAAGGAAATCGAAAACCATCCGTTGCTCGATCTGTGGGAGCGTCCGAGCCCCGTGATGTCCGGTTTTTGTTTGCGCGATCTGTGGTGCAAGTACCACAAGATGCAAGGCGAGTCGTTCACGTACAAGCGACGTGACACAAATGGGATCGTGTACGAGCTCTGGATTTTGCCGCCCACCTGGATCTACCGTGTCCCCACCGAAAACATGCCTTACTTCGATGTGAGCGTTATCGGCCGCACGATGCGTATCGCTGCGGAAGACATGATATGGATGAAGCACCCCGAGCTGCTTAACCCGTACACGCGTGGATCGGGACAGGGCGAATCGCTCGGCTCGTACATCGATACAGATCATTATGCGATGGAGTTTCAGAAAGCCTACTTCTACAACGATGCGCGGCCGAACCTCATGATCCACATGAAAGGCGCGGCAAAGGACACGGTAAAGGATTTCGAAAACAGGCTGGATAACGCCTTTCGGGGCCCGCTGCGATCACATCGCCCTTTCATTTACGACGGCCCGCAGCCGTTAGATGTCAAAGAGATCGACCTTTCCAAGGGAATCGATGCGGCAATCCCGCTGCTCAAAGCGGATCGTGACACATTCTTGAGTGTGTTCGGGATACCGCCAGAACTTGCCGGGGTACTTTCGAGTTCCAATCGAGCCACCATCACGGTGGCGGAAACAATTCTCGCGCGTAACGTGACCGCGCCGCAGTGCGAGTTTGTCCTAGATGAGATCGACCGCCAGCTCGTGCCCGAGTTCGATCAAGGCGAAGGCAAGATCCTCCTCAGCTACGACAACCCCGTGCCCGAGGATCAGGATTTCCAATTGACCGTGCTCGCCAAGGCCCCGTGGACGGCCGACATGGGTGAATGGCGCGAGCTCGCCGGGCTGCCATCCCGTGGCGACAAGGATAACTTCTACATGGTGCCGGTGGGCATGTCGCCTACGGACGATCCGAGCAAGCCTGTCATCCCGCTCGCGCCGCACAAGATCGGCGACGTGATTAAACCGGGGCAGACTTCCAACGATGTCATGGGCGAGAATGGGGCCCCCGAACCGGGATCTTTGAAGGACCCCTTAAGCGGCGTCGGCCCCACTACCGGTGGCGCGGGTGACGATGATGAAGAGGAGCCACCAGGCGGTGGTTCGGATGACACGGCTGCGGGCGTGGGCGAGGATGGAGTTAACGGCGGCGGCTCAAAAAAAAAGTCCGGTGACTTAGGTATCACGGATTTTTACGCCGCGATAAGCAAGGCCGATGATGCGCCCAGCTACACCCGGGTAAAAGACGCGCGCACAAAACGCGTCATCGCCGCGGTGAAGCCCAAGGCCATCAACACCCAGATCGACCCCGTGTGGCAAGCTAAGGTCAAGGAATGGGGCGATCGTGCTTTTGAAGATATGGGCGTCAATCCTGCGTTCGACATGTACAATGAGACGGTCAAGGACCACCTAGAAGATTTCTCATCCGATCGTATCACCTGGGTGAATGACACCACGCGCGACTCCATAGCGAGCGCTCTCGGTAAGGGCATCGATGCGGGCGAGGGGATCGAGGATTTATCCCAGCGTATCAAAGACGTGTTCGCCGGCTGTGACAGCACGCGCGCGAAGTTAATAGCTCGCACGGAGGTCACGCGCTCCGCGAATTTCGCATCGTTGCAGGGCTACAAACAAACGGGCCTCGTGAGCATGAAAAAATGGCTCGCGACGATGGATGACAAGGTGCGGGATGACCACGCGGAGCTCGGCGAACAAGAGCCTATCCCGATAGACGATGACTTTGAGGTGGGTGACTACAAAGGTCAGGCCCCTGGTGATTTTGACGCACCCGAGCAGGATTGCAATTGTAGGTGCAGTATCACGCCCGTGGCTGATGAAGCGCCGGGCGTGCAGCCCGAAGAATTGGAAGGCGATGACGATACCGAGAGCAAGGGCATGCGCCGTATGACGGATGAGGCGCGGTGGAAGCGCTTCGATAGCGACGCCACGAGCTGGGAAAAGAGCGCGGTCAAGGCTCTTCGGAAGGCTTTTGCCGAGCAGGAAAGGGCTGCTCTAGCTGCTCTACGAGCCTAGCGTTTAGGCGAGCGAACGGTGGTCGATGCGAACGCCCATGCTGCGTACAAGTCCTGTAAGCGCTGTAAAGCGCCCTGGCCTACCTTCGGGTGTTTTCCTGAACATGGCGTAGTACTGCCATGTCAATCTAGGTAATTCCAGGATGCGTTTCCACAACGGTCGGCGTCGGATGTTGGGCGGGAGCGTCACGGTGGCCACCGGTAGATCGAGTCATCGTGGCAGCGGTAACCTAGAACTTTGATGGCAGCGACACCACCTCTACTTGTGCATGTGTGCAAGGCTTGCATCACGCGGTGGTCGCTGATGTCCGTGTTTTCACCCATGAACAAACCCACGGCCCACCAGAAAGCAGCCGTCGCAAGGAAACTGAAGTACAGGAGGAAACTGTGCTTCATGGTTTTAAGGCGCGCCCGGGATTCTTAGCACCACAGAGCGCACATTCCCAAGGATCTTCGATCTTAGTGCTCGGGAGCCACCGGCGTTGATGACCACGCATCCCGCACATTTCTCGCGCGCCCCTCTTGTTAGCCTCTCTTAAAGCTTCATCGAGTAGATCCAATTCGATGGAGGTTTTTCTTTGTACATATCCCGCGTGATGCGCGCCCACGTCGTTGTCTAGATCAAGTTGATCTTGAAGTCGGGTCTTTAGTTTTTCTGCGGCGGGCGTGGTCATTTTTTAGTTACCTCAACGCCTCGGCGAGCAACCATCGCACCGCTTCTGCGCGGCTCTTCATACCATGCGCGGTCGCGTATCGGTCAAGGGCTGCGACTAGCTCGGCGGGTAGCCGGGTGGTTTCGTTGATGAACTTAGCGGAGGATGGTGGGCGTCCCGCGTTAGGACGTGTGCCGCCTCGATTGCCACAAATATGCACCTTGTGAAAAGTAGCACCGCAGTTTGCACATGTATTCATCTGGTGCGCCGCATCTTCGACATGACCCAGAGTATGGACCAGAGTTTGAGCAACTGCGCGCCGCGTTGTCCGTCGAGCGCTATGCGGGCCCGGGGGCCGTTGGTGCACATCACACACATAACGACCCCCAAGGGGATGCTAGGAGTTTTGCAGGCGCGCTATCTACCCAGACGCTACCGTCCCAATATTTTTTGTGGCCATTCCCATTTGTATTGGTGGCAATTGCCCTATGATGGGCATCTAAGTCTGGCAGATAGATGTCTCTGTCAAACGCACGGCGTGTCAGCCAATTCTCGCTAAAATAAACAACATCGTAAAGCATCACGGGCTCGCTTTCGTGGTTAAGTCTTCTAATCGGCGAACTACTTTCACGCAGCGGGCCATGTCCTGCGCGTGCAACGCGGCGAACGCTTCGATAAGCAATTCGTTGTTCACCAGCATCACGCTCTCGCCGTGGGCCACCTCGGCCTCGGCCATCAACTCAAAGATGCTGCGGCCGATGAAATGGAACTCGTAAAGAGACATCCGACGTGCGTCTTCTTTTGCTGCGCGGGCGTCGGGGGGTGTTGTAACCAATGTGTCGTAAAAATTTTTAGCGTCGGGCCAGTTGCCACGAAACAATTCTACCACATCTGTATCACTGTATCTCTCACGAATTACCCATTCTTGGCCTTCTTTTCCGATGCTTGCGCTACTCATGGGACTACTCCGTTTGTTTGTTTTTGCCGTTATTCTAGTGATGACGTGGGCCTTTTTAGTAACCAAGGCCGATTTCTTCTTTGACTCGGCGGCGAGCGGCAACTGCTTCTGTTGTGAATTGCCCAGCAAAGCACATGATTTCGAGCGCAGCCCCTACTAAGATGTTCGCATCTTGTAAGTCCCCGGGGTTGTGCGCGGCGTTTAGGCGCACATTTTTGTAATTATCGATGGATGATTCGAGGATCTGGTTGGCGTATGCTTGGCTCATGTTGTTCATGTTGCGCTCCGTTGTTGCTCTACCTACTCATTAAATATAGCACGCGGTTTGATTTCCGCAAGCGAATAATCAATGCCTTGATCCAACTTAGTTTCTAAACAAATTCAACGACTTAACCTAGTTTAGCACATGCCTTGATCCAAATACTTCGCAGGTTTTACTGGACTTCCAGGTTATTAGGGAGGGGATGCCTGATCGTGTCTCAAGGGCCAGTTTTGCGAAAAGTAGTTCAAAAGACGTAGCCCTTTCAAAAGCTGCAGATCTGACACTCGACCCGGGCGAGGTGGGGGTTTCGTCGCGCACGGCCCCCTTCATTATCAGCACCGAGGCGGTCGATCGTGATGGTGACACGCTAGCCCTAGATGGCTGGGATCTCGCCGATTATAAAAACAACCCCGTCATTCTCTTCGACCACAACCCCACGTGCCCTATCGGCAAAAGCTTGTCTGTTTTCGTCGAAGACGATGCCTTGCGCGCCGTGGCGTGGTTCATCGAAAAAGATGCGCTCCCCGACAACGTCCCGGACATTTTCAAGCTGATCGAAGCGGACGTTCTGCGCACCGCGAGCGTTACTTTCCTCCCCCTCGAATTCACCCAGGCCCTAGACCGCGCATCCAACTCCCCGTGGGGCATCCCCCCGATGAATTTCAAGCGTCAGAAGTTGCTTGAATGGTCGGTGGTGTCGGTGCCCAGTAACCAAGAGGCCTTGCGCCAGGCGAAAAGTCTCAAGGGGGTAGACTGGCGCGGCTACAATCAGTGGATCGAGCGCTCACTCGATGAAGCGGCTTACCCCCTCGCTGCCCCGCGCGTGGAGTACGAGAAAACTCACGCCGTGGTGAAGAGTTTTCTCACTACCGCAAAACCGAAAGTCGCTCCCGTCGCGGGGGCTACGGACAACTCCTCCATGAAAACAAGCAAGGCGGGCAAAGTGCTGAACAAAGACAATTTGAACCGGTTGAAGGCGGCGATGAAGCATGCCGATACGGCCGAGGATTGCCACACGAAAGCTCTTGAGCTGCACGACAAGGGTTTGAAGCATCTCGCCTACTGCGCCGATCACATGAAAGCCATCATGGATTCGCACGACAGTGCGACCGATAAGGATGGCGATGGTGATGGTGATGAGGGTGGCGACTCGGGAGATTCCGACAACACGGGCAAAAAAGACGCGGGGCAACAGATCGTGGATGAAGGCTCGGGGGCCGGTAACGGCAAGCCGGTAGGCGAGGTCAAGCCGGATCTGCCCGATTCGGAAGACTACTACCAGCAATATGGCAAGGCCGCCGGGGCCGGGAAAAAGGACGCGGACGTGCTTGCCCGAGCCAAGGCCATCATCCGCGGCACACCGGCTGCCCCGGCCGCGCCGGTGGTCGAACAAGAGCCGTACACCGAGGCCGAACTAGCGGAAGGCCTTCAGATCGCGCTTGAGCGTCAACATCAAAAACATCTGCGCACCTTGCGCGGCCAAGATTAAGGGAAATCAACCATGGCAGCCGTAATGGAAAAAGCGCCGCGCGCTGAACAGATCGCGGATTACTTGGAAGAGCATCTCGGCAAGGACATTGCCGCGAAAATGAAGGCTTCGACCGCGCTCGCGCGAGAGCAAAACAAGGCGGAGGGAATCGACGCTTTCACGGCGAGTGCCGAGCGCACCAATGCGTCGGGCATCACGCTTACCGAGCGCCGTAAGGCCTTCGCGCAAAAGTTCAAGTCGCAGGATTCGCGCGATTCGCAGATGGAGGATACCGAGCTGGGTTACTTCATCCGCTCGGTAGCGAAGACGGGTCACGCGTTCACCCCGCAAAACTTCGAAGCGGCCATGATGGGTTTCGATCCATCGAAGGTGTGCATCGAAGCGTGGCGCAAACATAACAAGTATCTCGGCGACAAGGGCTACCACCAGAAAGCCCTGGGCGAGATCGCCTTCATCGATGGCGGCGCGATCGTCCCGCCTCAATTCGTCACTGAGGTGATCGAGTTCCTTCGCGCCAAGGTGGTCATCCGCGCCTTGGGTGCGCGGGTTATCCCGATGCCCAAGGGCAACATCACGATGCCCTTCGCAAGCACGGGCATCGTGGCGTCGACCGTCACAGAAAACACCGTCACGCCATCGTCGCAACCCACATTCAACACGTTCCAGCTTATCGCCAAAAAGCTGCGTGCGTTGACCCCGATCAGCAACGAATTGCTTAGCGACGCGTCCCCCGAGGCCGATCAGTTCGTTCAACAGGACATGGTCGCCGCGATCCGCGTGTTGGAAGATTTCAACATGCTGCGCGGATCGGGTTACGCTGGCAGCATGCGTGGCCTGCGCAACTTGGCGCAAACCAACTTGCTCGCCACCAATGCGGCGGGCACCGCCGGTAGTTCGACCACGAGCGAGATCATCAAAGATCTTATGCTTATGTTGTCGGGCGTGGAGGGGCTGAACATCACCATCGAAAACGGTGGTTGGGTGTTAGCTCCCCGGGTGAAGAACGCGTTGATGTCGTTGCGGGATGGCATCGGCAACTTCTATTTCAAAACAGAGATGTTGCAGGGTCGCCTATGGGGCCACAATTGGGGCTCGACCACCGCGCAACCCGTCAATCTTGATACCACCAGCGGCGCGCTGTCCGGGAAAGAGTCGGAAGTGCTCTTCGCGGACTTCGACAAGGTCATCATCGGCGATACTCAAGAGCTGATGATCGAGCCCTTCCGCGGTGGCGCGTACTACGACGGGTCGACGATTCAATCCGGTATCTCGAATGATCAGACCGTGATCGTGGGTCAGACCCGTTCGGACATCAACGAGCGGTACCGCGGCGCATCCATCGCAAACCTAACTCGCGTTACGTGGGGAGCCTAAAAGCCAATGAAACAAACAGAGATGTTCAACTTTGGCGCTTTGACGCGTCCGTATCCGGCCCTGATCGTCACCGCGGCTACCAGTGGTGTCGCGATTACGGCCGGGGACGTTTTAGACCGCTCCCTTATCGGTTACGCCGGTTCGGCGGCACTGGTGGTTGAAGGCTCGTATACCATCGCATCCGGGGCCGCAGGGGATGCGATCGTGGTGGCGGGCACGGTCAGCACCTCGGCATCGCTCTCGAGCGGCGCACTGGTTACGCCGTCGACGTTGAAGACATTCTCGGTTTCGGTACCCTGGGTGAGCAGCGCGACGCTCCGCCGGTACTGCATCGCCGTGCCGCTTGGTTTCAACTCCGCGAACGAGTATATCCAGCTCAGTTCGTTGACGTTGACCGCCACCTCGGCCGGCGGGACGTACTCGGCACTGACGGCGCGCGCGGTGTGGGCCACCGGTGGCGAGTATTCCACGCCAGATCCGCTTTTCAATTCCGCGGGCTATCTCAGCTACGGTACATGATTTAGGGAGTTCGGTATGGCAGACGAAAAAAAGAACCTTGAGAAGTTTAACAAGAAACGGATCTCGTGCCTGTTCATTAAGGACTTCGAACAGTACAACGCCGGCGAATCGGCTGTGTTCGATGCCCAGGTGGCTCACGCGTACAAAAAGCGCGGGGCCGTCGAGTTCAATGAGCACGAGGTTCAGAATGACAGTAACCTCATGGGACTTCTTTCGGGGCAAAACAGCGGTGGGTTTGGTGTGCCGGAGCCCATGTCGGATGAGAAAGTTTCAGCGTTGATCGACAAGCTGCTAGACGAAAAACTCAAACCCTTGTTTGAGCTGCTCGACAAGTCCGACAAGGATAAGGTCAAGCCGGAAGACAAGGAACCTCTCAAGGGTGCGGTTAAGAAGTAGGGGGTCAACGAGGTGATGCGTGGCGAGCGATCCGAGAATGTTGACAACAGTAACGCGCTTGCAGGCGGAGCTGAAAAACACGGCTAAAGTTATGGCCGCATCGGTGGAACTCGCCGCGATCATCGTTGAAGTTTCCTGGGATCTGGCATCACGCTGTAACCGAGAGTTCTACTACGCCAGCAACGTGGTAGAATATGTCGCCGGTTTCGCTTCGACGAATCTTCAAGTCAGCAAGCATTGTCCGATCGATGTCACGCCGCCCGCCACCGTCGCGGTTACGTTCGATGGTGGGCCGATAGATCCGAACGTTTACACGATCCCAGATCCTGGGTTGGGTTTCATCTACAACCGAACGGGGTGGTACTGGACAGCATCGCTGTTGCCCAACGTGCAGCAAGATCCGTTCGCGGGCTACGAGAATCGGCTCTATCAAATAACCTATTCGGGTGGGTGGGTGACGCCGCAGCAAGCCCTGGATAACCCAGCCGATCCTATTTTGAGTGTGCGTACGTTGCCTTTCGATATCGAGCGCGCGTGCTTACTGTGCTGCGTGATGTGGTACCGCATGCAAGCCCAGAATCCGCTGTTCAAGAGCGAAAGGCTGATGTCCTATTCCTACACCCTCACGGAAAGCATGGAGATACCTTTCGTGGAGGGGGTCGTGGCCCGCCGCCGGCGCACGGGGATGAGCGGGAGCGCCTAAATGGACTTGGAACACCTCCTTACGGACACGATCACGATCTCGGTGCGTACCGGGCAGGATGCGCACGCGCAGTCGACCTACGCCGCACAAGTCACCGGGGTGGCGGCGCGCGTGGAAACTGCTTATGCCTTGAGCCTGACGCTGCATTCCACGGCGTTGGATTTCACGCATGCCATTTGCCTAGAGACGCCTCTTAACCCCAACGACCGGGTGTGGCTCGCTGGCGATGACATCACGTCCACGGACAAGGCGCGCATGGTGAAACGCTCCGCGTCCGCTTACACGGGGGACGATTCCTACACCCTCTACATGGCGTATCTGTAATGGCACCGCTTAAGGGCAAGGAATGGTATCTCGCGCGCGTCAAGAAATTCACCGAGGATTTCCCCGGGGTCGTGGGCGATGCCATGTTTGAAGAGGCGACTAACATCGCTCGGGCGTCTCAAGAGCAATGTCCCGTTTACGTCGGTAAGCGATACCTCGGCGGTACGTTGCGCGCGAGTTTTTTCATGACCCAATCCGGGACAAAGGAAAATCCCAAGGTCATGCTAGGCTACGGCACGAAATATGCGGTGTACGTACATGAGAAAGTGGACGATCATCATCCGGTGGGTAAGGCTAAGTTCCTAGAAGATCCGATCATCGCCGCGCGCCCGATGTGGCTGCGGAACGTTTGGGCGCGGGCGAACAAAGCGCGGCTAGGTGGCAAGTAGATGCCATCCTTCCTACCGGCCGATGACGTGGCGGCACAGATAGCTGGTGCGGGGCTCGGTTGGGCCCTGGCCACGAATCTGTTCGTTTCCGATGTGGCACCCTCCTATCAGACCGATACGAGCGCTACGGGCACACCCAGCGCCTCGGTGTTCGTGCTGCTCGCGGGTGGTTACGACATCCCGACCCGCTATCAGCTCGACACCTACGCCAACGCGCCGAGCGCCACCCAGGCCCGTGAGCCGCGCGTCATGATCTACGTCCGCAGCCCCCGGCAACAGTACAACACGGGGATGGTATCGGCTCGCGCCGTGAAGGATGCGTTACACGATCAGCCTTTGCAAATAGGATCGTCCGGATCGTATTATGACGCGTGTCGAATCGTCGACGCGGAGCCCACGCTGTTATCCGAAACGGACAACGGCGAATTTTTGTTTTCGCTTAACTGTCACCTTTACCTAGACGCGTGAGGTTCATACCATGGCGGCAACACTTCTGACTCCCATACAAGGCGGCCCGTTCGGCGCGGCGGCAACTTTAGCTACCACCACCCCGGATGCTGTAAATGGAAATGCCTACGCTAATCCGGGTGGCACCCCCACGGTGTTGCAGATAACCAACGGATCGGGGTCGCCTATCACCGTGACGTTCACGTACCCGAACACGCCTTATAACGGTGGGGGGAATCTCGCGGCGACGGCCCCCACGGTGGCCGCATCTGCTACAAAGTTTTGGCTGTTGGAACCATCGTTGTTCAACAACGCGAATGGCCAAGCCGTGTTCACCGTATCATCTGCGACCACGGTCACGTGCGCCGTGTACCAGTTCGTTCGCTCGCTTCCCTAAACGAATGATGTGAAAGGAGTAGGACCATGGCAAAGGCTTTAGGCACTATATCCGTAACACACGTGGGCACCGATGGCTCGACGTGGACGTTGCTCGGCAAGGTCAAAAAGATGGCCACGCCGATCAAGAATGAGCCGGTGGACAGCACCGATAACGATGACGGTGGGGCAAAGAGTAACCTCTACGGCGACGTGAGTTATGATGTTGACGCCACGTGCAACTACGATCCCGCAGATGCGGGACAGGCCGTCTTGTCGAACGGTGCGTTGAATAAAACGACCGTTTACTTCCGTCACCGGCCGCGCGGTACCGGTACGGGCCTACCGCAGATTTCGGGGCAGGCCGTGCTCGCAACGGCGGACATCTTCACCACCGAGCACGACAAGGTTGCGGAGTTCGCAATCAAAGGTTCGTCAACGGGACTGTGGACGCAAAGCAATCAGTAACGGAGGGACTTTATGCCACACGTATCAGAGATAACGATCCCGATCGCCACGCCGCAAGTATTGAAGGTGACCTTCAACAACACGGCGTACAAGAAAATCAAAGAGCTAACGGGCGTTAGCGTGTTCGAATTTCAGGACATGACGAAAATTCAGGATCCGATACTGCTAACGGCGGTCTTATTTGCCGGTACGCGTAAGCACCACCACAACCTGGATTTAGAAAACCTGAATGATTGGTTAGATGAAGTCGACACCGCGGACTTGTTCAAAGTGTACGGCGAAATCATTCAGGCCCTGGGTGCGAGTTTTTTGGACCCGGACAAAAGGGCAAAGTTTCTAACCGAGGTGAAGGTAGCGAAAGCGAAGGTGAAGGTGGATGCGAAGAAAGTCCTGACGAACAGTGGGACCGATACGTCATCGGCGGCTTAGAATCGGGCGTTACGTGGGCTGACTTTTGGGAGCATGACTACTACGAGGTGTCTCTCTACATACGGGCCTACAACGCACGCATGATGAAGCTGTTAGAAATCGGAGCGTTTCAGGTGATGCATATTTACCGCGCGTTCACCGGCGATAGCGTTTCGATCGATCAGTTGCTTGGGCGTGGGACGCGCATCGATCTTGTAAACGACCCTATGGCGGCGAATAGGCTGCGGGAGGTGGCGGATGGGTGAAACATACGATGCTGGCACACTTACCGCCGAGCTGGATCTCGATTCCTCCAAGCTAAACAAAGGGGCGGAAGATGCGAAGAAGAGCCTAGAAGATGTTGAGAAGTCCGCCGACAAAACGGGCGAGGCTCTTAATACGCTAGCGGAGATCGGCGAGGCTTTAGGACTTGCGGAAATATTTTCGGTTATCAAAGAACAGGCGAATGAGTGCATAAAGGCGTTCGACACTAACGCTGCAGCGCTGCGCACCATGTCATCAATGGTCAAAGACGTGGACGTGGGGAAATTCACGGAGCTGGCCGAGCAGCTTAGTGCGGTGTCGCGCAACTCGGTCGCCACCGAGATGACTACCGTATCAATGATGAGCAAGTTTAGTCTCACCGATCGAACCATCGCGACGTTGCTCCCGAGCGTTCAAAACTTCGCCGCAGCGATGCGCGAAGATCTTCCCAGTGCTGCGCAACGCTTCACCATGGCAATCAGCTCGGGGGAAGCCTCGGTGCGTCGCCTGGGAATCAATTTAGGCGAGCAAGGAAGGGCAGCATTTAAGGCCGCAGATGAAACCGGCCGGTTAAGTATCATCATGCAAGCCCTATCGAAATACAACGGGGCCGCGGCGGAGGATGCGAAAACAGCATCGGGCGCGCAAGCGAGCATGGCAAAAGCATCGGAAGAGTTGCACGCGGCGATCGGCGGTATCATCGATCAGCCCGTGGCTTCTTTTTTCAATACGGCCGCCGAGGCAATAAACGTGGTTACGGGGTACATCAAAGAACTTTCGCCCGCAACGAAAGAGTTTCTCGGCTACGCCGTATCTATCGGCACAACGCTTGCTTTGTCTGCGGTAGGATTCGGGGCTGTTAGCAAAGCGGTGAGCGTGTTGGAACCTGTTCTAGCCCCCTTGGCGGAATCTTTTTTAGCATTGATGGCCCCCTTAGTAGCAGTGGCTGCGGCGGCGGTGGCGGTGGCTGCGGCGTACGGCTCGATTCGAAATGCCATGGAAGGGAAGTTTGGAACGAGCGTTTTAGATGGCCTGAAGATGGGCCTTCAACGTGCTGTTGCCGATGCGAAAGAGCAACTCAGTGGCTTTATGTCAGCGGCAAAGGGCGCGGTCGGCGGCGCGGTCGGGAAAAAGTCAGAAGGGCCTGCAAAGCCTGGTGAGTTCGACAACACATCGCAAGTAAAGAAGAGCATTGATTTTTCCGAGGTCGGCAAATTCGGCACGGATAAATCGACGGGCGTCGATCTGGGTAATGGCGTCATGGATTTCAGTAAAAATCTAGATGATGCGCAAAAAGCCTGGAAAGCTAAGATGATAGCGACGGCCGACAGTGTGGCAAAAAGCTTCAACGCTACCGTCGACGCTAACGCAGATCTTCAAGAGGCTTTTGCCAAGCAACAGGATGCACAAGAAACCGCGGCCACGGCGGTAGGTGGGATGTGGACGCAACTGCTTCAAAACAAGCTACCGGGAACGGCGGGGGCGGGCGGTGCGGCCCCACCTCCTATCACGGCTACGAGTGCGGCGGGGGCCGGGGTGCAAGCCGCATCCGGGGGCATGGGTTTAGCCGGATCTATGATGGGCTCTTTTGCGCAGGGCACCGCAGCCGGTGGCCCTATCGCGGGCGTTGCCGCCGCAGCGGGCACGCTGCTTATGCAAAGCACGGCGTTTCAAAAAATCATGGGCCTGATTAACAAGTTGCTAACGGTGATCATCCAAGCCATCAACCCTATCCTAAGCGCCGTGCTCCCCGCGCTTACGGTACTCTTAGGCGCGGTGAGCGCCGCAATCAAAAGCGTCGTTGCAGCAATGCAGCCATTGATGGCCCCGATCACAAAACTAGTCACGACGGTTATGCTCATCATCCAACCGTTCATCAACCTGGCCACGCAACTTTCCACGCAGTTGATGCCCATCATCACGAAAATTTTGACGCCGGTTCTTAACGCGCTCTGTACGGCGCTCATGTTCCTAGCAAAATTCGTCATAAACGGTATCGTCAACCCGCTCATTCATGTGTGGAATGCCATTATCGACATGATCGACGGGCTTTTGGGATGGACCGGCCTAGACTTGAGTAGTTTGAAGTTGCATACGGTTTCGCTGAATACAAACGCGGACGCCGTCGACGCCGTAACAAAGTCCATGAACGATCTGGATCAGTCTTCACAAAATATCCCGCAAGGTTTCAAGGTGGCGTTATCGGCCTATAATGCTACAGGGTTGATAGACACTCAGACACCAGCAACGCCGGGGATCCCCGATGTAAGCGGGGATAATGTTATCGCAGAAATTACGGCCCTTACATCATGGCTACAAACTCAACCTAAAGGCACTACCGTAGCGTCGAGTGGTTTTGTGAGCTCAGATCAACTCGCGCAACAGTATGCCCAATCGGGGGGGATAATGGGCATACATTACACAGCGGCTACCACCCCGGGTGGCCCCTTGGGGTGGACTTCCGATAATACTACCACTACGTCTTCTGGGACCGCCGCAACGACAAAAACGGCGATGCGTTCGAACCTCGCAATGGGTGGCGGTAATGCGGGGAGCGCCATCAACATTCAGAATGTCATGGTACAGGCCGCGACACCCGATCTCATAGGTCAGATCCAGAGTGCCTTGAAGAACCAAGGCTATCTGAAATCGGGAACGCCTCTTTCCGGGGCCACTAACCGTTTTCAATACGGGAGCGCCTAGCCTCGTGCCTTTTTTGACCATCAATGGTGTAACCGTACCCACCTCGAAAGACGGTGGTACGATCGCGCGCACGCTCTACGGCGAGTACATGGCGGGCTACGACGGTACAGCCCAAATCGATGTCCGATCGCGTAAGAAGGTTTGGGATTTCAACACCAAGCCGATCGACCCCTTGCGCTCACAAGCGCTCGTGGGCTTGATCGAAGGGAACGGGTTGTTGTTCCCGTACAACGGGAATTTGTACGCCAGCAATGGCCTCGGCCCAGCGACAACGACGGGAACAACTTTTCAAAACTTTACGGCTGCGGATGGTGCCACCGTTTATGATGAGAATGGCACGGCTATGAGCCAACAGGCTCTAGCTAGTACAAGTTCTTTGCAAGCGGATATTGGAACGACGAATACCATCACACAAGCCCAAGCAACATGTTCTGCCACCACCGGTTTTCAAGTTAACGGTGGATCTTCTATGGCTGTAGATACGACGCATTTTTGGGAAGGAACGAATGCGATCAAGGTGACGCCGGTAGGATCCGGATTTCAGTTTCAATTGAATTCGTCGCAAACTGTTACGAGCACCACCGCGATCTGGGTTGCATCGGCGTACATTTATAGCTCGGTTGCTGCCACCATATCGATAAGTATCGGCCCTAGTTCAGGCGGCGGCGGCGGGACGATAACTTTCTCTCACACGGGTGGTTACTGGCATCGGGTTTTTACTTTCGGGACAATGAGCGTAATTAGCGCCACGATCATCGTGTTTTTCAAAACAAGCAACACGTCGGCCCCTTTTTGGGTGGATGGTATTCAGCTTGAAAATTCAGGGGTGCTTGCTAGTTCTTACGAAACCCCCACAGCATGGCAGAATCCTGGCAGCGGTGCGCGTGCAGCGAGTAACCTCACTTACAGCGCGAATCTAAGCTCGCTCGGTGGTTTTACCGTCGCAGGGTGGTTGATGGACGCCCCCCTTACGCCAACGGGGTTAACTCAAGTTTTGTTCAACGCAAACAATGCTATCGAGGTCCTGATACAAGTCGTTTCCGGGAATCAGACCCTTAATTTTTCGACCGTTAGCGATGCGGGGACCGGGGACAATTTACGTTGGACCATTACTACGATCCCCCTTTATGGGTTTTTTGTTTGTACGCTGAACGTCAATCCCGTATCAGGGCAGCCCACGAAAACCATCTACTGGAATGGCGTGCTCGTGGCGTCGAGCACGGCGACGAACTATCCCGTAAATAACACCATCACGGCGTTTTCTGTAGCTAGTGCGACAGGCAATTGCTTCAACGGGCGCATCAACAACCTGCAGGTTTTACCGTACGCCATCGATCAGTTTTGGGTGTCCGGGATGTACGCTGCGGCCGCTTTGAACGCTGGTGCCACACCGTTGTTGACCATGAGCGGCTCGTGCATCAACTACCAGTTTAAGCAAGTCTACGGGCAAGTCAAAAAAGAGGATTTCGTGGGGTTTAGAGATCCTGTTATGGGCTGGATATCGCAAGGCCGAAAACTCAGCATTATTTTGACGGAGGTGTGATCGGTGCGCGTGCTTACCGCTAACCAGTCACACATGCTCGGGCTCACTTCAAGGGCAACGCACGTCGACGTGCAGGTTTATAACACCACCACCTCGGCTTGGGTGTCGCTGCGTTCGCTGCTCGGGCAGAATTTCATCCGCACGGTGTCGTGGACAGATGATATAGACAACCATGGGGCCACCGCCACGATCGTGCTCGATCGTAATCAGTACTTTAAGAACCTCGCAAACCTCGTGCAGACATTTCAGGTTTGGGGCACGTATGGCATTTTGATAGATCTGAACATTCCGATCAAGATCTTCGCTGCCGTGGTCCCGCAAGGCATGACGCCCGCCGCCGCGGATTGGATGGAGGTTTTCTACGGGCGGATCTATTCGACGGACTGGGCCACGAATGAAATGCAGTTGCAGTGTAGGGATTGGATGGATCAGCTACAAAGCCTATGGATAGAGCATTCCTACGGTGTCATTGACGCTGCTCCATCGGGGCAGTCTTCGCAAAGCATTATGCAGGCGTTGCTAAACGTCGTGGCTGCGTACACTGGCGCGGGGCTCGTGTTGACCACGGTGTATAGTGTGAACGGCACGGTCATCACGCCGTTTTTAACGGGGAGCGCGCCCGACGATCCGGGTTGGGCTATCGCGTCAACAGATCCTTATCCCACGTCGCTCATGACAGTTTTTACTTCGCTCGACAACATCAACCAACAAATAGGCTGGTGTCTGCGACAAAAGTTCAACAGCAATATTAACGGATGGGCGTTGACGTGGTACGATCCGTTACGCACCAACGTCACACCCGCATGGACGTTCCCGCAGTCTTTCATAAAAACCGTGTCCACGTGCGGGCTACACATCGGTGATATCCGTAACGTCATGCAACTCTGGTATTACGATTTCGACAACAACGCCTTGGCCACCGCAGTGCAAGGGCAGGATAGCGCTTCGATCACAAAGTACGGTCGCCAATTTATGCAGATCGGGGCCGACACCACCAAGGGAATTACAGGCAACACGCTCGCGTCAGGGCTGACAGATTTTCAGACCATGCTAAATTCGGCTCTGTCAGATCTCTCTCAGCCCAACATTGACTACGTGGTGGAGGTGCCTCTTTTCTACCCAGTAGAATTGAACGATATCTACACTTTCAGTGCCGATAACTACCATTTCAGTGCCGATCAGACCCTAGCGTGTATCGGCTACACCCACACGATCGACAAAGGACAAGGCATCACGTCGCTGCAAATGCGCGGCAAACCGTCGAGCGGGATATCGCGGTGGTTCAACCGGCAACAGTTGAGTTTCACAAAACAGCTAGGTGTCGTGAACATGAACACCAACACCACCACGAGCGACCTACACCCTAACTCTAACTTAGGGCAGTATTCGAGGTTCTAGATGGCATCGCAGGCCCCGCCGGATGGATGGACAGTAACGACGGGCACGTGGAACACGGGCATAGGCCAGTCCACGACGCAAGCGTTGAACGCAGCGAGCTCGGTGAATATCACGGCGGCGGGGATCGTGTTCGTCGGGCCCTGGATCCCTCTCAGCTCTTACAACCCGTACCCGCCGGGCTCTTTGACCACGACAACGTACCAGCAAACATACACGCCAAGCATTTTTGTTTATGGCGACAACGCCTCCAACAACGTGTCCGTCACTTTCGCATACTACGGAGCAAGCCGAATTTCGCCCCTCGCCACGCCTCTTTCTTTGATGACGGGAGCCCCCGCAAACCTAAATGTGTGGAGCAAGTATTCAAAATACATTGTGAATAACTTGCATGCCGTGTGGGGGAGGATTGAAATCACATCTAACGTGGGGCACACGGGGAATTTCTACATTGGCGGATCGTCCGTGCTCGCGAGCGCACCCGCTTTCACAGCGACCGGATCCGCACCAATAACCCACGGCGTTAATACGGCTGTGTCTATGACCACCTTATCCGGGAATCTTGTGGGGTTATCCGGCGGTGATATTTTATTGAGCGACTCGGGCTTTTGGGGTTTTTCTGTTTACATGTCATGGAGCGTAACGCAAACGTCGTGGACCGTGGATATTTTCAATGTTACAACTGGTGGCGCAGTGGGTGGCGGAGGTCCTGTAACCTTTGCCGGACAATTTGCTTCATGGTCATGTGCGGCGCTCGTGCAACTCAACAACCCGCAGTCTTTGCTTACGTTGCGACTTAACCCGGCTTCGTCCGGGACTTGCTCTATTGTTTGGGGTGGTACTTACTTGCGTTGAGGAGAAGAAAAAACATGGTCCTAGCACTTTTAGCAGCGCTCTCGGTAGGTCAAGCCCTTGGCAGTCTTAGTGACGGGCCCGTGGCATGGATGGACACGAATGTCCTAGTCACCCAAAACGGCAACGCCATCGTAGCCGCTCCTTTGAACGTCACGATCACGACAGACAGCATCAAAGTCAAAGGCTACCGGTGGGTGGAATGGGCCATTCAATACGCGTGGTCGGCCGCCAGCGCGGTGACCATGACGTGTCAGCAATCCGAAGACAACGTGGTGTGGCTCGACATTCAGGCGCTGCAATTCGTTTCTTTTCCCACCGCTACCTCGGGGAAGATGCTGTGGAGCGAAGCGGTAAGCGCCTCGGGTAACTGGCCCTGGGTGGTTCCCAATCATAGCGTGTTCATGCGTTGCGTTTTCAACGGCACGGGGGCGTCATCGTCGGACAAGCTGACAACCCTAAAAGCCCGAGCGGGGATCTAAGATGAAGCCCATGAAGTTGCTCATGTGGGGCCTGGTTCTTTCGGCATGCCTGGGCACGATCGCCGTCGCGCAAGTGCCGCACGATCCTTCCTCTTCCCAAGATTACGTGGCGTTCACGGTGAGCGGCGGTAACGCGGTCACCAGCGTGGGCATGACCGTTCCGTCCATCATGTCGGTGGCGGGGTCGCCGGTGACATCGAGCGGGACGCTGGCGGTGTCGCTCGCTACCGAGAGCGCCAACACATGCTTCGCGGGGCCGAGCAGCGGGAGCGCGGCGACGCCTACCTTCCGCGCCCTCGCCGCCAACGATATCCCGGGGACGCTGAACGCCACCGCCGCGCCATCGTTTACGGTCAACCCTAACACGGGGAGTTTTACATTCGTGGGGAGCACAGCGTTCACCGCGCCAGCGAATGGCACCGCGCAAATAACGAAAGCCGATGGGACTTTCGCGACGCTGTTATTCGGCGCTGCAGGTTCTACGACCGGCGTTAAAATTATCCCTGGAAATGCTACTTTGACGATCACGGATGGTGCCGGTGGGAGCACTGTTCAATTGTTAGTTACGTCCGCATCTATTTCGACACTTACTCCCACTGTGATTAATGTCGCAAATGGTAGCCTTGGCTCATCTGCCTCACCGGTAATTCGTCAAAACGCCGTACAGACTTCGGGAATGTATTTTCCTTCTACCACTGCCGTAGCACTCACGAGCGTTGCGGGAACCGGTGGGACAATTCAGCTATCGGGTGTCAATACGGGAGCGATGACATTTACACAGGCGACGGGCACGTTATCGGGGCCTGGGTTTTTGTTCAATGGGGCCGTTGAGGGGATGTCGAAATTCTCCATCGCGAACAATGCCAACGTAGTGTTGACCGCAGCGCAATCCGGCTCACATATCACCAACATCGGCGCGGCCGGTGGAGTGCAAGTGACGCTACCCGCACCCGCGAAGGGGCTCAATTTCACCATAAAACAGATCGCCGGATTCGCTATGAACATAATCACGCCATCGGGGACCATTCAATCAGGCGCACTAACTACCGGTACTACACGGGTGATTTCTGGGAGCGCGCTCGGGGTACTCAGCATCACGTGCGAAGATGGGACGAATTGGCATGCCGATTATGCCTCGGGCACCATTACTTGGCTGGGCTTCGACAACGTGCCGCCTGAGTACATGCCGGCTGTAAATACGGATCGTGAAGAAAAAGAAGTTGCTGCTTAAAACCAAAAGGAGATCGTGATCATGAAAAAGTTCATTCTCGCATCGGTGGTTTCGTTGTTCACCATGGCGGCTTACGCGCAACCCCTGCCCCCCTTGACCGGCCCGTTGTTCCCGCTCAACTCCGCCGGCAACCCCAACATGGGGACGTTCGTGAGCCCGTTACTCGGGTTGAACGGGAACGCGGCCGCGCCGGCCTACTCGTTTTCGCTCGACCACAACAGCGGGTTGTATTCATGCGGGACGGGTTGCCTCGGTTTCACCGTGAACGGCAACAACGTGATGACCGTCAACCCGAACGGCGCGGTGACGCACTTCGCGAACGTGATCGCGGAGAATGCAAACTACGTCATCAACCCCAATCAAAGCGCCACGGAGTTCACCAATTTCGGCACGGCCGCTGCTATCACCGGGACGCTCCCGCAGTGTACCGCGGCCAACGTGGGTATGAACGTGCGATTTACCATCGCGTCAGGGTACGCTTTCGCACAGCAAGTGCTGTTTAACGCTGCTGATATCGTGAGTGCGCCCGGCATTTCGCAGACCACGAAAACGGCGCTCTACAGCCCCACCACCGCGGGAGCGACCATCGGGGTGGGCTGCTACGCCGTAGGGTTGTGGCGCATCACGAGCGCCCCCACCGGGACGTGGACCGGGAACTAAAAGCGACCCATGGTAACCATCCGGCTGTGGGTGCTGTACATGATCGGGCTCGCGGGAGCGTTCACGGTCATGGTGGCTTTCATAGCGGGGTGGTACATGGGATACGTGGTGGGCGATCGCGAAGGGCATCAAAAACAACGACGCGAACGAAAGAGGCTTCGATGATGTCGACAGCACGCACGGTTTTTGCATCGCCCCCCGCCATGAGCACACAGCAAGCCCAGATCATGGTTGCCACGGTGATTTTCTTTCTAGTATCTAGTTTGGTGAAATTCGCGGCCTATGGTTGATCCAAACACGGCCGCGCAGCGCCTCATCCTAGCGCGAGAAGAGCACTTCGGGCCGATCGTGCGCGGTGCCTTCCGCAAGGCTGGGCTGCCCGTGGAATGGGGCATGGCCATCGCTCGGTTGGAGTCATCCTTCGACCCCACGCGCTCGGTGCGTACCGGGGCCGACGGCGCTATGGGGGGCGCGTGGGGTATCTGTCAGATGACCCTCCAAACAGCCCACGACGAACTCAACTATAAGGGCGATGGCCCGGCGCTGCTCGATCCTACGCTGTGCTCCACCCTCGCGGCCCAGCTCTGTGTGCAGCACGTGAAGATCTACGGGAGCAATTTCAAGGACATCGCCGCTACCTACAACGGGCGGTTTCCCTACGTGAAAGCCAACGCGCGGGCGCGGGCCTATGCTGACGCGGCGTGTCTTTTCGCTGCGGGCTACGCGGGTAAATTTGATGACGAACGCGACGCTATTGTGGCATGATTAACCCACCTCCATGGAAGACCTACTCCCGCAGTTGCGCCAGCTAGGCGAGGCGCACACGTTTATCGGGATTTTCGCCACGACTTGCGTCGTAGGGTGGCACCTCTATCGGTTGCCGCTCTTACAGGCGCGCATCCCCGCGCGCGTGCGGTGGGAGAGTTTCACGCCCTTGCAACAGTGGACTTTCACCGCGGTGGCCTCGGCCGTCGCGGGAGCACTCACGGCTCTGAGTACCGGAAAGTCTGGCTGGGAAATCGTGCGCGCGGTATTGTCCGCTGTGCAGAGTGCCATTCTGGTACCCGGCAAATAGCGCGGTGTTTCCTATCGACGTAGGGAATTGACCACACCGCGCTATTTTTTGTATGACCGCACCCATGCATGATCCATCAACGGTCGCCATCGAAATCCCCAATTACTTTGTGCGCTCGGAGCTCCTCGGCACTTCAAGGCACAAATACCGCCCTTCGTTGATCGTTGTCTGGCACACAGATCCTGAAACGGATGGCACCGACGATAGCTGCGGGTGGGCTTGGCCGAACCTATCAACGGAAGAACGGGCATTCGTCGATAGGCTGATAGACAACGAAAATGACAACATCATGTCGTTTTTCCCCGCCACCAGAAAAGACGATGCTAAGGCGCGTGTTCGTCAGAGTTTTCGCCTCTATAAGAGGCATATCCGCCCGTGGTGGAAGCACCCACGCTGGCATGTGTGGCACTGGCGAATTCAGATCATCCCGCTTCAGAATTTCAAGCGATGGGCTTTCTCTCGGTGCTGTAAGTGCGGTGGGAGGTTCACGTGGGGATACGGCCCCACGACAACGGACTGGTACGGTAAGGGGCCGAGATGGTTTCGCAGTGAAAAGAATACCTACCACAACGATTGCCATTGATGCCTATACGCGGACGCACCTATTCCACGGCTGGGCCGTTTACTGTCCTGGTGGCTGTCCTAGCTTATCGTCGTGGCACTCCCCCCGTGCGGATAATTCAGGATCTAGGCATCAACCGATCTACGTTGTTTCGGTGGGTGCACAAATACGAGAGCGATGCGGGTAAACTAGAAAGTCTTCTCCGCACCGTAGCAAATACCGGCGAAGTCCCGGATCCTCTTGACCCCTAAAAACAAACCAGCGATAAGGGCTCGGTAGTTCTAACTCTAGGAGCTAAACGTGGATCTGTCCGAAATTAAAAACGCCGTCGCACAATTCAAAGAAGGCAAAAAGTCCGTGAGCAGCAAAAAGCAAGTGCTCGCTTCGCTTAAGGGCCTCGTTTCCAAGTCCGAGTTATCATCGATGACCGTCCACCAGGCTCTGGAATTCTTCACCATGGTGTTGGAGTTACCTGATGTCGTGGCTTTGACCGATGGCGGTGAGACGTTCACCCTCGGTGAGCTCACTAGGACCGAGCGCGGCCCCCGTCAGCCTAAAGTCGCGCTCGCACCATCGGTCGAAGACGATCATGGTGAAGACGATGAAGATGAAGATGATGAAAGTGATGAGGATGTGGCGTAAATGGTAGCTAACCGTTTTGATTACGTGCCTTACGATGAAACTGCCCAGGCACAACAGAATGATTTCAAGAAAGCCTATTCTGAGATCGCCGACAAGCTAGAAGCGCTGCCTTCGGGCCGTGCGGTGAGCCTAGCGTTGACGAAATTGGAAGAGGCCTACATGTGGATCGGGAAAGCCATTCGCGACGATCAGATCTCGCGTAATGGTTCGGCCCCATTACAAGAAGAGCGCACGGACGATTAAAAAAACGTCCCCCCAACAGCTCCGTGAGGTTCGCACCGCTCCTCACGGAGCTGTTTGTCTGCACAGCACCACGATAAGTCGACGTTTAGCGAGGCAACGAAACCCATGATGCAGCACCCACGCGCTGCTAAACAATCCCAGCCAACCTAGAGCGTAGGCCAGCGCGGTTTTTGCTTCGCGCACTATCCACACATTTAAGCCTACGTAGAACGCCCCCGCTGCAAAGCATGTTAAAGCCATGGTCAAGTATTGCCGCGCGTGGTGGCGGCACGGTGGGCACAACGGTATCACGGAATAGGAACCATGACGTGGACCTCTAGCCCTTTTTCCTTGGCGATATCGATCATGTGTTTCGTGCCGCGCGATTTCTCATCCCAAAACGCGAGCAGCGCGTCAGCATAATCGGCCATCTGACAGTTACGCGCGTAGCCCGCACGTCGGCCTAAAAGGACCCAGTCGGCCGGGAAGCGTTTAACTGGGATGTTATAGAGTACACCGTAGTTTTCGCCGCACACATCCACACCGCTCGCTGTGCCGCTTACGATTTCTCTGGGTGCGAAACCGGCCTGCGCGAGTGCATCGAAGATATCAACGACCGTGGGATGCAGCGTGCGGCTACCGGCGATGATGACCTTCACGGAATTTTTACTCCGCAAAATGGGCAGTAGGTGGCGTACAGAGTTAACGCTTTTTTTCTACCCGTGCCATCCCGTTCCAACTTCACGCAGTAGGGTGAGCCGCTCACTATTAACTTTTTCTTTTCGTCAAACGTGACTATGAAGGGGAGTTTCCAACCTGTTCCTTGAAGAGATTTCTCGATTTTCTTTTTACAGCCACAACCCTTTTTCATGCTTTGAAGTCACCCATGAGGGTGCCCATCATTTTCAAGTAAAAACGGTACTGCTCGACGGCCGCGTCGACCTTGGCTTTCACGCGTGCGCTGTAGGGACGTTTGTAGATCTCCCCGTGCTGGGCCACGGCGAAGAATTTCTCTAGGGAAGTCACATCGATGTTTTGGAAGTGCAGAAAATCGTCACTATCATGGTTGGTTCGCTCGCGAATAAACTGGCGACAAAAAGCCGGCGCGTAGCCTGCGACGTAGACTTCGCAGCCCTTCAGCTCGCGAAGACACGCCATGATCTCATTTCCCATTTCGAAAGGGGCGAGTTTCGCTTTTTTCATGTCATCGAATAAGCCGCTCTGGGTGTGCCATCTTTGCACGTTGGCATCGCAGCGATCTTCGATATTCACGAGGTGGCCTAGCACACCGTAGTAAACCCCCTCGGTTTCCTCCGCGCGCATGTCGGTAACGCGCAGGTAAACTTCCAAGAGCGCATCCTTGCCGGGATCTAGTCCGGTGGTGGCCACGGCCGCCCAGAGAAGTCGCTGCGGTCTATTTTTTTGTGTCAAAGTAACTCCCAGATCGGATAGGGCTCGGGGATAACGTCCACACCCATATCCCTTAATAGCTTCAAACTACTATCGTAGTCTTCCATATCACTTTCGATAAACAGCCACGCAGCAAGAGATTTCCCAAAAAAATTGAAGCAGGATTCCGTCGATAGTTCGCGCCAGTCATCGCCAGACTTTTCAACGTACATCGCTACGAGCAGCATGTACGGGAGCGGCCCGATCGAGTTAGGTAACCCCGACGCTCGCAGGATATCGCTAGCCAACCCCCAAAAAGGCGCACTGATTTTCGCCGCCGGCAATTGTTTTATGGGGTATGTTTCCTTGGCCCCACATTTCCACGCCTCATCAAAGGAATGGTGGGCACGGCAAACTACCGGGCGCGAGTCATAAGCCAAGCAACGAGAATCTTTCAGTACCGGGCAGTCCGTTTCCGTGTCCCGGTACTGCGCTGCGGTCAGCTTTTTAGCCACCAGATCTTTTGATATCGCCGTACACTCTTCCTGGATACGGGCGATTTCATCCGGGTGGGTTTTGCGGAGTGCGCAGAGCACAGCCACCGCGTCCGCCAACGTTACCGTCGGCAATAGGCGACAACACGCAGAGCAGCCTGCGCGGCACGACGAACGCAGCCGATGGACATCACGTTCCTTCGCGAGAATGGCCGAAACGGTTTTGTCGACAGTGTTGTGAAGCTTGGCAAGGGCTCGGTGAAGTTGCATCACTTGGCAGCGCAGTGCCCGCCGATGGCGAGCATTTTTTTCTTGTGCTTTTTGCAGGGCACGATGACCACATCGCCATGTGGCATGAAGCGGTACGAGCAACCGCAGCACTCCATGCGCGCGAACTCAACCCCGTTAGCCCACCATGTCAGGCCCGTGGGCGCGTTGGGATTGATGAGCAAAGTTCCAGGAATGGTGTCCGTTACGAGCTGCTCGTGCGCCGGTGGTGCGGGGGCATTACCCATGTCGATAGGTGCGCTCACTTCCACCTCCGCGAACCAAGGCCCATGCATTCCTTGTTACAGTGCACTCGTTTTTCGAAAGCCTTTCGAGATTCCATGTGCTTCCCTTGGAACTTGCGAGCCATCTCGCGGCCGCAGTACTTACATTTTTTAGGTGGTGTTTCACCGGGATCGGTCATGGCCTGCGCACGTCTTCCTTAGCGACGATGGCCCCTGCCACATACTCGACACCATCTACTTTTTCGAGCTGGGATGGGAAGTAAAAAACACGACAGAATCCAATCAGAAGTACGTCACAAAAATTATCACCGTCTTTAGGATCGGAATAAATGATGCCCAATCGATGATCGGGGTAAATGCACTGTTCGTTTTTGCCAGCGCTCACCACGACCACCACATCGTCTTTTCGAAACGAGTTCATATCGACGCGATCCCCTCCTCTTGAAAGTACGCGACACCCGGCGGAGGGTTCGTCCACCCGCGCTGTACGGCGTGCTTACGTAACGCCACGGTGTCCACCATGAGGAACTCGCGGGGAACCTGGTACGGGTCGATGACGCGCAGCTTCCACGTGAGCCGTACCGATACGCCGGCGATGCGCGGGATTTCTTTGACGGCCTCGGCGACGTGGGTCATGGCGGTGGCGTGGTCACCTTGTGCGAGCGCTTTGCGGGCTTCGCGATCGGCGATCTCACGCTGCGCTTCTAGGCGTTGACGGTAGAGCAGCATTACATTTTTTATCGAATCCTTCGCGGCCTCTAAGCTATCGATCGTCGGGCGGTACATGGCGCGGATGCGTTTTACGCCGTCGTTGATGGGCCGGATGATCGCGTCCATATCGGCCTTGACGGATTTTATTTGCTCGCTGATCTCGTGCAGCAACGTCGCGCCATTCTCGTAATCAGTCTCATCTAAGATCTCGGCATGGTAAGCGCTCTCGCGCACCGCGGCGGCCCCCTCGGTGGTGGCCAGCGTAGGACCGTGCAGGGGGATTACGACCGCGTCATTTCGTTTCGGTGCCATGGGCCTTTCCTACCTTTTGAAACGTGCATTGTCCACGCCCCACTACGTCAAAAAGCAGAGCTATCGCAGGCCCGCGCGAGCGAGGTGCCACACCCCTAAGCCCACCGCGTCAAGGATGTTATGGACGCGCTCCCCCGCCGTGATCTTGGCCTCTTTTACGATCGTCAGCTCGGCGGCGGACAGCTTACCCATGAGGCGCTTATGGTGGATGGCCTTGGGAACCTGGCCCTTCCATTCAGCGGGCCAAAACGTTTCGATTTTTTTGCATGGGATCGCGGCGCATAGAGCTCCCGCCACCATGGCCACCGCCACGAGGTCGTTCGGGTCGCCGGGGGATGTTTTGTAGATCTGTGGGATCTCGCACACGATCGTGTCCATCGGCGATGCGTTATTCTCCGCCATTTGATAGGCGCGCCGCGCGATTTCACCGAACATAGATCGGCGAGCTACGATTTTCGTGTCCCACAACGCGGTGTTTTTTAGCTGCCCCCCATGAAAAAAAGCGAACCCCGTGCCGTGTACGCTGGGATCGATGGCGAGCAGCTTCAACGCGCCGCCAATTCGTTTAAGCGGCTTTTATGGATATTTCTGGTGCGCCACGCTTTAGCGCGCGAAAGCGTTTCGGCACATTTTTGGCAAAGGTAATTGTTATGGCTTTCGTCAAGGTCGACTATGGCGCTCCCATCACACTCGGGCAACAGCCGATCATGAACAGGAATGTACCGATAAGGCGTTCGCACATTCCACACCCACCCGCGCACCGCGAAGCCACATTCTACGCATGGCATCCTAAAAACCAAAAAGCACTTGCGCACGGGATAGCGTTCGGCCCACGTGCGCGGGGGCGTGCGTAGGCTCTCACCGCGAAGCCATGCTTGGAAGATGTTCATGAAAGAAGCCATCTCAGGAAAAGTGTGATGCCTATTCCCACAAGGAATCCCGCAACAAAGCCGTCGCTATATATCGTTTTGGCGTCGAAAGCTGGGCCGGGGTCGTGGCTCACCGTTTTGTTGCCTCATCTATCGCAATCAAGGCTTCCGTCAACGTATCGAATTGGGTTTTCCACCAAATAAACGGTTTGGGTGTAAGCACGCTCCAACGCATGCCTGAATTACCGATACCACCGCCCTGAACAGCAAGGCCGCCTAACTCGATCGAGTATCCTTTGTATTCGATCGCGTTCGATGGCTCGCTATCCGGGCAATGAATAAGCGCGTACTGCTTAGGGCCCTTCCCGCGAAAAAACCAATTCATTGCATCGCCTCATCTAGCAACGTGGAAAACGCTAATGCTGCGGTGGCGGGAACAACGGCGTTCCCTAGCGACCTAAGTCGGTCCACCCGATGGGGAAGCCCATCAACCATTCGACCCACATCGGGCTCAGATTTCCACCACCCGTTCCTTGGGCACACGCTGCTACTTCGTCGTTTAGATTCCGACCCCCATGTTTGCTGCCGAAGCGACCCACCCTGGACCCATAACCCCTCGTTGCGTCGTGCGCTAAAGGCATTGGCCATAACTTCACAGCCGTTTCTAGCCCGTCCCCCGAATTCGGCGAAGCCCCCGCACGATTGTAGTTGCCGCTGATCGTCGGTGTCGGCCAGAGATTCTTCCGCGCCATGGATTCCAGACTGGGACGTATCTTCCCCACGCGTCCCGCCGTGCTGCCACGGTTGTCGCCGTATGATTGTGCGGTCGGTGTGGGCAAGTATGAAAAGCCGTTGTCGTAGGTGGGGCGCGCCGATTTCCGCTGCCGAGAAGATGCCCGCCGAAACGTGGTAACCCATTCCTTGAAGGTCTGCGCGGACTTGCTCAAGTCCGATGGACACATGTCCGGGGACGTTTTCAAAGAAGCATAAAGCTGGTTGGCACTCTGCGATGATTCGAGCGATGTGTGGCCACAAGTGCCGAGGATCATCTTCTCCCCCGCGTCGCCCTGCAACGCTGAAAGGCTGACACGGGTATCCCGCAGTAGCAAGATCCACGACGCCACGCCATGGCTTGCCTCGGAATGTCTTAACGTCATTCCAGAGAGGAGCCGGATCCAGTTCGCCTTTTTCCATGCGCGCGACAAGGCATGCGGCTGCGTATCCTTCCCTCTCGACGTAACACACGGTTCGGTGAGGCACCATGGCGCTAATTCCGCGTTCAAGTCCCCCAATCCCGGCACATAAAGCCAACCCATTCAGCACCTTCATTTACAGATCGACCAGTATTTTCTAGGCAACCCGCGTTTTTTGGCCTCGGCCACGGCCTGCTCGCGCGTAAGGCCCATCGCCATGAGGGTGGGGACGAATTGCCCCGGGGAGATGGTGATAGGTGCCTCTTCCTTCGCAGATCGAGCAGCGCAGGTACGACACATGTCGGGATTGGGTACACCGAAACTGCTCGGCGGTGCGTTAAAGGACGTGTGACAAACGATGCATTTCATGGAAGGATCCTCATTAGGAAAAAATTTAGGTTCGGCGCACATCCGACAAATATTCGCGCACTCGAAACCGCGCGGAAGATGGTTGCCGCATGCGGCGCACCTACTCATCAACTCGCCGTCGTGGCGTCTTCTTTGCGCGCCCGAAAGTGTGCCCTACAGGCATCACGGATGGATTGTTGTCGGGAGGTGTTCGTCACGAGCTGTAGTACCCCGGAAACATCACGCCTCAGATCGGTGCTAGGATCGAATTGATACTTCACTAAAATTTGTCCTCGCGTTTCATACTGACGATCTGACGTGCGACCGTGCCACATGTGACGCACCGTGTTTTCGATCACCCCGATGTTTCTTCCCAGGGCATTCAGTGCGTTGGTTTGATACGCGTACATGGGACCACTGTACCCCGGCGAAAACTTAGGATCGAGGTATGGCTTCAACAGCCCTGTCAAAGAGAGAGCCAAATACAGATCCCCCGCTCCCAAAATACCCCAATCGATTAACGGCGAGCTCAAACCGCAGCCCAGCTTACCGAGCGACTCGCGCCGCGCTGCCCACGCACCACCGGGGCTACCTATCCATGGCGGGTACTGCCCCGCCGGCGTGGTGGGAATGCCGTTCAGATAATTGAACATGAACGAGGTGCCCACGCGGCCTTGAAGTATCCCGCCGGTGGGGGACAGGTTGATGAGGTGTGACCACATTTGCACCAGATCATAATCCTGCAACGCCTCGATGGTTTTCGCGAAAGCATCCGGTTCCCACAAAAAATCCGCGTCCACCCATGCTACGTAGCGCCACGTCGGGTCGGCGCGCGTGATGAATATCAACGCCAGGTTGATGAGGTTTTCCTTGTGCCAGATCTCGCCCGGGATGGCCGAGGTCCACAATTGAATGTGCCGTTCGTTGTCGCTCTGCGTGATGGCAGCGGGGCGCTTCCCGTGTTGCAGCTCCACCGTCCATAGGCGCACCGTGCAGCCTTGCTGATTTCCCAAGGCCGCGGCGAATGTCTGATAGAGCGCGTAGCGACTCGTAAACTGCATGGGGTTTTCGATTACGGCAATGACTTCAATGGAAGGCAACGCTGTGGCCATCGGTGCTTTTTTCACGGATGAGCACATCAACGCAAATGTTTCAGCTTCTCAAAAGCCTGCGCTTCGATCTCGCCCACCCGCGTTTCCGAAACCCCTAAAACGGCCCCCACCTCATCCGGGCGCATCCCGCCACGCGCCGCCAGATCCAACGCGCAGGTTTCACCACCGGGGGGGAGGATCTGAATGCCCCCGGCTCGTGTCACGTTCAGTTTTAGGTGGTAGCGGCAACCCATGTACGGACAGGGCCGCGGCCCATCGGCGCAATCCCCTCGCGTTTTCGGGCGCGCGTAGGGGCGGGGGATCGGCTGCTTACCGGCGCGGTCGAGTGTGCGCCTGTTGATCGTGATTTTTTTTTGGCCCACGGCCTATTGAAAACCACGCGGACGGCTCATCACCGGCGGCCCACCATCCTCCGTATGCCTCTTTGCAAAAGAAGGTTCGTCTTCGACGATATCCAGCGACGACTCGTCGAAACTTCCCATGTCCGGGACTTTGCCGTCCTTGTCGACCGGTGGCTGCACGCTCACCCGAGCGCAACCCGTTAACCACATGGTGTAGGCCACGGCTATGCCGGTAAAACCCGTGATCTTGTCCCGTACTTTGCGACCCAAAATAGCAGGGTTGTTTTTGTCATCGAACATGCTTTTCTCCTTTAGGCTGCGACATGATGCACCAACACTTCGCCGTCGAGATCTACGATCCGCGGTGCATCTTTCGTGTAACGATCGGTGAGCACGCCCGACACGCGGATCGGCACATCGGGGCAAACTTGCTGCATTCCTGTCACCATGATCTTTTCCGCATCTTTCAGACACCGTGATGCCACGGAGATCGGGACTTCAATCAACGCCTCATCATGCGAGAAACCTACCGGGCGCGAGCCGTACAACACCGCGTCTTCAACGGCGTAGCAAACCATGGACAGGATGAAAAGAGACAGCGCGCTCCCGTCCGCCGCAAGGCCTTGGAACATCGTATTGCTGAGGTCGCAATACTTCAGGCCACCGCGGATGCGCTTCGACCAGTGCTGTTCGACCCACCCCTTTTTTTCCTGGTGACCCACCCAGTCGAAATACCGTTGCGCTCCCCATGTGGATGCCCACGCGGATTTCATGCGCTTAGCTTCGCGTTCGGAGATCTCATAGCCGTAATTGTTGAAGGCATACTCCACGAAACGCGGAGCCCCGAGGCCACCCGGGAAACCGAAATTCGCCGCTTTGCTGGCCTGACGGGCCTTTTTCATGGCGGGATCGCCGGCGGCTTTAAGCGCGAGCCCCTCTTCATACGATATATTTAGGAAGTACTCCGCGCCGAATTTCGTGTGGGGATCGGCGTCCGGATCGTCGCGGTACATGAGCGCCATGGGCACACGATCTATCCCGAACAAGTTCACCATCACTTGCGACCACGTGCGCAGCTCGACCGTATCATAATCGATGTTGGCGAAGACGCATCCGTCCCGGGGCCGGTAGCACTCCCGCACGCCGCCCTGCTTAGGGAGGGTCTGTGCGTTCTTATTGGCCCCCCGGCGGCCGGTGGCGAGCATGTGGTACTCAGCATGGATGGTGCCGCGCGTACCCTCTTCCAACACACGGATGTACGTGGAATCCAATTTCTGTAACGACACGAAATCCGCCACCGTCTTTAACTGCGGGTGGGCCGACACCGTTTCCCGGCTCGTGCTGATGTTGCCTTTCTCGGTGCGCGGGGCCCGATCGCCGTAAGCCTTCTGTACCGCTGCACGGATGGCCTTGAGATCGCGCGACACCTTGCCCTTGTTTTTGCCCGACGCCTTTACCTTCATGAGCCCGGCCGCGATCAGGGCGCGCCGCAGCACGCCCATATCCGCGTGGGTGCGCACCCGCAGCGCCTCGACGCGCGCCGCGTCCGTGATCATGCCCCAACACGTCATGAGCCGGTAGGCGAAGCTATAGGCCGCTTGGCGAGCGCCGTCCGCGACATCGCCCTGCGCATCGTAGATCTTGCTCGGGGCCCGCGCATCTTCCTTGGCGTACTCGATGGCCCCCGGTGGCCATTCATCGAGCGACAAGTCGTGTAGCTCCCCATAGCTGAGACGGTAGGTTTCCTTGTCGAGAGCGTGCTTCAAATATTTGTGGCTTAGGTGCGCCAGCGAGTAACCACCGCCGTGCATGAGCATGCCTTGCGAATTGGCGATCAACTGCTCGCGTAGCATTGTGTCGTGGATACGTTCGGCTAGGTAGGCTTCGAACAACGCGCGGGTGATACGGGGCTGGTGGCGGCAAAGCACCGCCGCATCGTAGGCGATGTTATGCCCTACGATCTCCTCTTCCAACAATTCGCAAAGTAGGTCGTACGTGACATCGCTGTGGTGCAAAACGTCCGCGCCGTCGCCGATGGCGAGAGACATGCACACGAGGCGCGGGGCCATGTTACCGGGGCCGAATCGCTCGGTTTCGGTATCCATGCCCAGCATGCGCTACACTTTTGCGTCCATGGTAGCCTCGGCCACCATGCGATAGCAGGGAATGCTTTCGGCCTTTTTCAGCACGGCATAAAGCGTGAGCTTTCTCAAATTCAATTCGACCTGGATTTCAGCATGTCTGCGATCCAGATCGAGGCATGTTTCACAAGTAGTACACCCAAAAATGGAGGGGGCGGTACCGCATGCAGCACACGTGTTGCCTGGCGCATCATGCATAATGTGAAGTTTGGGCTCTGTCATTCCGTGGCCCACGCTTTCAGCTTCTCTTGGATATTACCCTCGGTGGCGACGAATGTCTTCAGATCTCTGGCGTGCGCGTATTTGTATACCTCTTTCGCTTCTGGATCTTCTGACCACCCAGGCATCAACAAAATCCCGTCGCAGCGCGCCGCGAGTTCCTTACCACCCTCCTCAAAAATCGCGGGCAGCGCGAAGTCGCGCATGGTGTACTCGGTGTTGACGCCCACGCTCACCGGGTAGATGCCTAGCTGTAACAACGAAACCATGCGCTGTTTTACCATGTCCCGGTGGTCATTCGCATCTTCGACGCTTACGCCGCGCATGTCGGCGAGCACGTATATCATTTTCACGAGAATTTCCTTGGGTGGATCTATCCGCGCAGGGGCAGCCACGGGGATCCGCCGCAAAATGGGCCAAAACGAAAACGCCGCTATCGCCGCACCGCACACCAGGCCGATCGGTATGAGCCACCAATCCATTATGCGAGCGACACGAAAGCTATCTTGGGGTACTGCGGCTTTTCGTCATTCGGCGTTACCGAAATGCCCACCATCTTACCCGTGCAACTCCCCGGGCGCGGGTTGTCGCGATCGTTGATGGCTCTTTCGGCCACGTCACCCGTCACGTCCCCGATATCCGTCCCAAGAGCTGCGGCCACGAAACCGCGCACCCGGCCCAAGTAGTATCCGGGATACCGCGCATCCTGCACGAAAACCGCCGAGTACATCTGACCGATATGTCCCTTCGCATCTTCGCTGTCCTGCATTTTCATTTCCACGACGGTGGTGGGCGCGGCGGACATGGTCCCCTCGAACCGGATGGCGCGCGTGATCTGCATCATATGAAGGCCCAGCGGTGGCGCGGGATATCGGTCGTTAGGTACGTGATCCTCTATCCCCGCGTACGCGCCTGCTTGTTTAAAGCCCATGTTCTTTTTCTCCGAGTTTCAACTAGAAAATGTTTTTTCTCTTCAACACGTTTCAACACGTTTCAACAACTTCAACTTCCGATAGCCTCTATACCTCGCTCACAGAAAACCGTCAAAACAAACCGTGCACGAAAGTGTTTTTTTGATCGGCGTTGTACAGTTGAAGCACGGGGAGCTGCTCGACAAGTAGACCGTATCGCTCGGGTGAAGTGTGATCGTTGAATTCGGAGATGGCCGGATGAGCCAAAAAGGTTCCTCCCCAAGCGGCGTTTCGATGCATGTTAACACGCCTTTGATCGTGATCCCGTTGCGAACCAACACGGCTTTTTCACCGTCCTTAAAATCCCGCATATTCATTAAGACAGCGCTCATGGTTTTTAACCCCTCCCCCGGGAATACGTGTGCCGTGATAATCGTTAACGGTCTGAAATGGAAAAAGCCCATAACGCCGTGTGCCTCGTAGATGCTTGTTTTGAGGCCAGCTTGCTTGCCTTAGATGGTGCCACCAGCGTGGTTGAAGCACGTACCATTATTCAGAAGTGCCGCACCACGATCATGGAAGTTGTGCGCGCAACAACCTGCATAGAAAAACCAACGCAAAAGCCTGAAACCACGTGATGGTGGTCGCAGTTATCGTAGGAAATGCGCGGTGAACGGCGGGCCAAAACAAGTGCAGCACCATTATGCACAGCACCGCTTGGAAAAACGCATACACGAATTTCGCAACGTCTTCGGATACTACCGTTGTCATCGCCATACTCCCATGAGCAGTTTTTGCTTTTGCCCCATCGAATCCTGCGTGTAACGCGCCCCCTCTATAGCAGCCTCTAGGCTGTCACGGAATGCCTCGGTGTGCTGATAAACCGTAGCGCGCACGCGCGGGGAGGTCTGTCCCATGCGGTGGGTGCGGCCTATCATTTGCTCCCATTCCGAACCGGACGCCGAGGGGGAAACCACGATGTTGTCCCAACGCCGTTGCAGATTTTTGGCTTCGCGGTGGGCGCGCTGCGACAGGCCTACCGAGCCGCGCGAGTCGTTGATCTCCGCCTGCGTGGCTTTTGGCCCGAAATAGGGGAAACCCTTACGCAATAGCCGCGCCCCGAAAGCGGAGTGTTCCACCCAAACGAGTGCGTCGCGGCCGCGCGCCGCTCGGATCACCGCGTCAACGAAAAAGTCGGACAGCCATACCGGCTCGACCACGGGCTTATACTCGGGGCGCACCGCTTCCCATGTGCGCCACAACCTCCCCGGATCGGAGATTTCACCGGACACCACCCCCACCTCCACGGCCTTCGGGCTATCGTACCGGCGGCGGCCGCCGATGACGTTGCGCACAAATTTGTGCCAGTCCGCTCGGGCGCGCACCCACCGTTCGTTGACCACGCCACCGGGCCACACCCACCGGTAGTAGAAGCCACATGACAACTCGCGCCCGTGCCGCCAGAGCTCCATGGCGTATTGGCACTCCTCCCCGCCGGGGGTGGCCCATTTCGCGTAGAGGTTTACGATCGCCTCATAGACGTTGGGCGGCACGTCGACGGTAGTCTTTTCGAACTCGATCCGCGCGTCGCAGCTCGCCGCCATGGTCAAGATCACCCCGGGCGTGTCGCTAAGCCGGCGCTGCCATGCCTGACGGACGTTTTCGCCATTCTCGCACCAGGCGCGCAGGGGCCCCGACGCCACGAGGCGCTGCGGTTTCAGATCGAGCGCTCCCGCCCACATTTCCAAGTCCTGATAGGTGTGCGGCACGGGGCAACCCTCGGGCAGCGCTAGCCGCACCATGTGCGCGTAGTCCTTCATGCTGTTCGTGGTGGGGGTACCGCTCATGGCCGCGAGCCGCGTCTTCGGGTGGTCGGCAAAGAAGCGCATGAAACGCCGGCCGCGCGCCGTGGTCACGTCCTTCAGCTTATGGGCTTCATCGGCTATCACCCAATCAGGATCCATCGTGTACAGCGCGTTGACGCCGCTAAGCCGGCTCAACTCTTCATAGCTCAAGATCTGCAGATAGGGATGAAGCTTGAAGTGCAGCCGGTAGCCCGGGATCTCAGCGTAGGTTTTTTCCCGCGCGCTCGCCGGCAACATGAGCAATGGCCGCTTGGCCCCCACGATCATCGGGATGAGCAAGCTAACGATCGTCTTACCGGCCCCCACCCCGGCGGAGGTGAACAGGCCACCCTGCTCGACGGTGTACACGAGCGCCGCGGCTTGCCATGGTTTCAACACCATGGTGCCGTTGCGGCTCTTCAATGCGTTTTGAATGGGGGCGAGCCACGTCGCACCGATGCTCTCGTAATTATCGCGCGGGAGCGCATCGATGCGTCGGAATTCGGCGCTTTGTTTTACGTGGTCCAACGAATCAGAGCGTAGCCGTCGCGGATTTCAGTGCGCCGATGGCCGCTTCTAGGCTGTTCCCCGTGCCGGTGGCGGTCACCGTGAACGTGCCATCGCACTGACGTGTTTCGTAACCGGCGCTCGCTTTAGTGTTTCCCACCTCAGCGTTGGCGGCGGCCGCAGCTTTCGCTGCTTTTTCGGCCTTGGCGGCGGCTTTCGCCGCGCGTTTGGCTTCTAGTGCTCTAATCTGTGCGGCCTCTTCATCTTCTTCGCCATCCGGCACGTCTTCATGCGGCGGCGGGGGGTTGATGGGATCGGGCTGGCGCTGCGGCGCGGCCGTGGCGGGGGCCTCATTATGCATGGCGGCCAAGCGTGCTTTCATGTCCTGAAAACTCATGTTGTCATCCTGTTTTTTTACTGCGTCGCAGTAAGTCATGTGGGGACACCCGCCGTACGCCCCACAAAAATCCGTGTTGGCGGGAAGGGCGTTGTTAACATAGTCGATCGGGGTCGCAAAGCCCTTTACCACCTCGCGATGCGCGTACATCTCCCCCGCGATACGCCAAATATCGGCCATGCCTTCGGACAATTGCTCATAGGTCAGATCGGCTTGCACGACCCTCACCCGGAAAGGCTTAGCGCGCTCGATGTAAATCCATTTGAGATCTACCGAATAATTCGTATCGGCACGACTCCATGCGTAAACGAGCGCTTGTGTGTCTTTCCTTAATGTGCCGGGCGTGTGGGCGAATTCGAAGGGAATTCGACGCACCGATACAGTTTTGTAGTCCACCACGCGGCACTCATCATGCGGTATGAGATCGGGGTAGCCGTGGATGAACATTTGATTTTGCCGCAGAGCAATATGTTTTTCACAACGATGGTGCGGGCTGGGATACGGGAGAAAGGGCACCGCGTTCCACACCGCCGTCGCGTACTTCTCCCGCCGCTCGGGCAGCACGCCGGTGAGCGCATACTTTTCCAGCATGTCATGGATGGCCTTACCCGCCACCTGAAAACTGAATTCGGGCTCGGGCTGCCCCGCCAGCTTACGGAAACCCCATTTACGCGAGCAGCTCCGATAGGTGTCGATCTGACTCGGCGACAAGGTGCCGGGCGGACAGCCGCATTCGGGGCGCGCGGGCGCGGATGGTGTCATCCCTTTCGCGCGCTTTCATCGATGGCCGCATCACGTTCGGCTATCAAAGTGCTGCGCTGCTTACGCAACTCCAACAATTCGGCGACCGCGTTATCTCGTTCGCGCTGCACCTTGCCCACCTCATGGATCAGAGCGGCTTTTAGCCCATCAATTTCATAGCGCGCGTCAAGAATCTCGCCGGCCCATATTTCTTGAGCCGATATCAAATAGCCCTCAGCCTCAAATCCCGGCCGCAACACGTCATCGATCTGTTCTTGAGTATATTTCTGTGTAGTCACCAGTCCCTCCAAACAACGTCCCTACAGAGTTCTTCGCGCTTCATGGCTGCGACCACCCGCGCACGTGCCCACACTTCACGCGGATGGCTCGCCAAGATTTTTAGGTCATGGGAAAACTGATGGCGGCCATAGCGCACGGAGTACACCGCGAAACCATGCTCCGCGAGCAATTCCTTAACGCGCAGGTTGCGAACTCTACCCGGGTCCATCGCCATCTTTCACTTCGCTCGCCCATAGTTGCCATGATGTGATCATCTGTTGCTTTCGCGCGGGGGCCTCATTCTCTACTCGCATAACACGGCCCCTCTGACGAAACACGTCCCCCACCTTCAACGACTCGAAAATCACGGGCACCCAGGCATCATCCTTTTTGATGAAGGTTTCCGCATCCGCGTCGACCCATAGACCGCATGCGCACTGCACGTGCTCTTTGCTGTACTGCTTAGGCTCGGGGACGCCTGACGTGATGGTTGCGATGCGCGCATCTATTTCATCGTCCGTGTCCCCCCACGCTTTCTCTGCGGCGTTGAAATCGGGTCCGTACGCGTTATCGTTGCCATCCGCCTCCCACCCGCGCGTGTGCTCCTCTTGTCGCTGCCGTACCCATCGCAGCTCGGCGACGCGCGCGGCGGCGATTTTTTCGTCCGCGTCTTTCCAAATGCTCAGATCTTCAGTGATCATGCTATCCCTCCCCGACGTGCCTAAGATCGCCGTCGACCATGGCGCGATACGGGTCACTATCCACCCCCGCACGCTGTTCTAAAAATTGGTAAAACAATTCCGTGTTGACCCTACATGTCTGCACACGCTTGCCCTTGAATAACGCCCTTGTGACGGTACCCACCTTCTGTAACTGCACATTCGTGTTTGTCCATGGGGCTTCTTTGAAATGTTGTACCCACCGCGTGCAAATATCCGGCCCGCAAACGTATAAGCTACCTTTGCCCCAACCTGTTGCTTTTAAACGGGTCGTGTTGGCGGAATCTTTGCCCTCAAAATCATCATCCATGACGCTTTGCAGAATGGTGAATATTCGTTGCGTAGGATGATCATCGATCAAGATCGCCGAGAAGAGCCCCGTCGCTCCGCTTACGGCGAACCGGGCCCCGCGCGCCATGGGGGGTCGGCGATTTTCGGCGAGCCATAGCACGTGCTTTGCGATGTCTTCACGAGCCATTCGCTCGCACATCTCAAAAGACAACTCCGCTAAGAATCGCTTCGCCGACAGACTGCACGGGCATACCCAAATGCGTTCTTGCAACGCTTCAAGATCGTCACGCTCTAGCATGTTGTTTTGAAAATTCAACGCTTGGCTGTTGTTCGCCGCGATCATCACGCGCCGTGCCCCGAGCGACTCGCCCGTGTCGCCGTACTTTTTCTCGATCTTAAATGTGCGGTTACCCGTAAGCTTTCGCAAATGCTCGGTGACCGCAGGATCACGGGGCAGCCCCTCATCTGCGAAGATGAACGGCGATTTTGTGATGTCAAAATTGAATTGAGTAATGGCCTGGTCGAACGTAACGGGATAACCGTGCTCCCAAATTCGCGCCAGGCCCTCCGCCAACAGCGTTTTACCGCTACCACCCGGGCCCGACAAGAATAGCGCACACAGTAGATGTGACGTGTCCGGGAACCATGACAACCATGCTTCGCCCTTGGCGTATTCATCGCCGAACAGCGCCCGCAAAAAACCATCTACCTCATCCACATAGGTGGGCTGCAAGGAACTCTTCAAGCAAGGAAGTGTTAGCACCGTGCCGTCAAGGCGATGTTGCTGAATTCTGTTGTCGTACCTCACTATTTCCAACGACCTCGTATTTTTGTCCGTCAAGTCTTTGAGTGCCTTGGGCACCAAGCGAGGCGATTCTTTCGGGCCCCGCACGTTGTGGATCTCGATCCCGGTTGGCCGCAATAGGCCGAGATGGTGCGCCACATTTTCGGGCGTGTTCAGGAAACCCACGAGCCCTTTCAATGTCACGAAAAATATCTCTTTGCTAGCTGGCGACATGATGATCCAAATATTTTCATCGGCTGTTATCCCAAGAGCCTCGGCAATCTCTTCACGGTCATCGTCGGTGTACGCGTAGTCAGGATCGGCGACGCCGGCCGCGCGTTCGTTATCCGCGGTCGCGCGCTGCTCCTCCCACAACGCCAGCTCGGCGCACTCCGCGTGATAGGCCGCTTGGGCCGATCCGAGCCCCTCGATGATGGCAGCCATGCTGTCAGGGGGTGACTCATGTATGGCGGTCATCTCGGCTTGCGACCGCTCGAAAATCGGGGCCAGTGTCTCGGGGGGGCAATGCGGGAACTCGCGCCCGATCCTATGCGTCAGCCGGATCATTGCGTCATGACGTGAACGAAATTCGCTGTACGCTCGCCCGCCCAGGAGCGCGCTCATGGCCAAGCCGAGCGATGGATCATCTTTCTTCTCTAACTTTTGAGCCAGCTTGTGAAGTTTCGCTTCGATCTGCGGTAAGGGAACATTTAGGACAGGGGCCTTGGGTATCTGTGAGGAGGGAAGACAGGCCATAGCCTCGATCACCGCTACGTCAAGCGGTGCGGATACCGTGTCAGAAAAGAAGCCCTCGGCCATCCAATCCAACGCCTCTTGTGATGGCGCGGCGGGAAGGTAGTACAGGTGGTTCGCGTTTTTGCATCTTGTGTCGAGTGTCCATGCATCAAAATACTTTTGCGCTTTGAGCCAAAACTTCTCCCAGCGTGCGAAGGGGATAGGCTCCGACAACGGAATGATGACGCGCACCTTATAGTGACCGGATGCGTGATAGGTGGCGTAACAACTATGCGTGGGATGCAACGCGTAAGCATGCCCCTTTAGTTTTTCCAAGAGCGCAAGTAGGGATGCCTCGGTTAGCTGCTCGTCGATATCTAGCCCGAGCAGGTGGACACTATCCACGCTGGTCCTGCACTTCCCTTTCGTTAGGTCATTCCATAGCGCCGGGACAAAACAAGGGATGACATCCTTGCTCGGCACGATGCGCCCGCTCGTGAATAAGGCTGCGATGTCCGACCACGGTGCGCTCTGTTGCCGGATAGGGATGAGGGGAGGATCGGTGGGTTTCTTGGGGGGACTGTTTGCCTTGCGACTCGTGTGCGTGCTGAAAGCTAGCTGTTGCACTATCCAACGCCCCTTTTAGGGTGGTTGACACCCTAGTGGCGCGGTGGTAACACGAGATCAGGAGCAATCGTTGCACTACCACTGCGCGAGTTTTTAGAAGGCCCCGGGGAGGTTGTAATCCCCGGGGCCTTTGTCTTTCCTGCTAGGTCAACTATCGCGTTGACGCCCTCATGTAAACCAATCGTTCCAAGGCTTGGCGTGCGCTTCCGCAGCGAGGCGATCCCTAGCCACCACCACCGAAACACAAGTAACTAACGCCAAAACAACACAAGGTTAGAAATATTTTGACACGATCGTGATCAAAATAAATAGGCTCTGCCACACCGAGGCACAGCCGTCCCGGGAAATATCACCCCCCAAAAGGGTGATATCACTACGCCGCTTTTTTGATGTCGCACACGATCGTGAGCACACCGAAAACAAACAACACACGATCGTGTGTGATTTTTTCGGCTCTGCCATAGG